TTGTCTCTTAACAAAACATGAATAACCCACCCCAAATCCCTCCCGCTTACTACTGCGGAGGCTATACGAGTCTAGCAGAATGCGCTGAATGCAAAGCAATTGGCCAATATTGGGACTTCCATCCAGTTAACCCTTGTGGTTTTTGCGGCGGAAAAGTAAAAGAAATTGGCGCTGGAATTTGGCGGCAGAAAGTTGTTGGGAAGAAGTTTTTCGGCCTATTTAACAAATACGAAGGATATTGGGAGAAAAAATGATTAAAATCAAAACAATCCTTAACCACGGCGGCTCCTATCCCTTCCAAATCGACGCATTAACAATTGATGATAGGATGATTTATGGTCGCTATAGAAATGGCCGAGTTCGCGTTTACGTTGGCGAATTTGGAGATTTCTCAGAATATGCTGCTGTAGATGGTGACATGATATTCTCTAATTTGATTGGAGACGCATTTGACGGAACTATGACCCTCGAAGAATTTAAAGAAGCGACCAAAACAACGCTTGACTTTTCTGAGGCAGTAGATGATAGTTAAACATGCTAACCTTTAAATACAAATTCTACGAACGCAGTCCTGATGGGCTTCTCAAACAACCTCCAGTTTTAGGAGCGTATTACGATGAAGACTACTCATTGAGGGGCTACTTTGACACAGAGCAAGACGCTAAAAATGTTATCCTAAATTTACAAGGACAAGACCAACATTACGCGGCGGAATTAGTTCTTGTTCAGGAGGTTGTTCATACTTACGAATAATATGGCCCATTCATACTTTCACGCAAAAAGCTCCGCAAAGAAATTTGGCGGTAAGCTGGAAGACTACCTTCCACTACATTGCTGGTTTGACGAAAGCAAATCTTATATTGCGGAGGCACAACACCGCGCTCTGAGGCATCACTCGGAGGGAATCTTTATGGCGGAAAAGATTTTCGGCCAAATCATTAAAAACTCCGTTGGGAAAGAAATTCCAGTGAGAATAGTCGGAGAACAACACATGTTGGAGGATTTTGGCTTTATTCCAACCGTAGCCGATTGGTTATTGAAAATTCCACTAGAGCCTTGGATGTATAAAAAAGCGAAAAAACTCTCAAAAACTCTATGAACCACCCGCTTAAAACCCTAAACCAAACCTATCAAATGAGCATCAAACCTCTAACAGAGGCTTACGAAAAAAGCCTAGAACAAGAGCAACAAAAATTTCTAAAAGGAGTGGTTGAATTCTTTGAGGCGAAATCTATTTCTTTTGAAGGTGGCGAAAACTACAACGACGAGGAATATTACGACGACCTGATGGATTTTTATGTTGATGGAGAATCCGTTCAGTCTAATTTTAAACTCGGTTCTCAAGTTTACGAAAAACTTTTCGGCGAAAAGTCTCCCTATACAGACGAAGAAGACCCGTGGGATCAATGGCGCGAAATTAAAGAAGAACTAATGAACCAAATGCCAGAATTCATCAAAACCAAAACCTGCTCATATGAAACTAACTGAAATCAACGAAGCCCTCAAAGCCAAACAATCCGCCGCCGAAGAAGAATACCTAGATTCTATCGGCCAATGGATTTGTCTTTTCAAACCAGACGCCAAAACCTTTGAATTTGAGGGTCATAGCGAATATAATGACGAAGGAGGATGCGATATGTGGTTCTCCAGCCTTTATATTGACGACAAATCTTTGGAAGAAATCATTGGCGAAATGAGCAAAGACGACATTCTCAAGTATTTTGAGGTTTCAAAGTATTACGCAGACGATTTTAAAGAAAGCAGCGATCCAGAAGAAATTTGGGACATGGTTAAAGACAAATTGGATTTCGATGAGTGCGTTTACGAATATGGAAAACAAGAGATTTAAATTCACAACCGATGATGACGGCCATAACTACCTAATTCCCGCCGATAAGAAATACGAGTGGTTCTCCTATCCGCAAGAATTCTATCGAGCCAACGAGGCTTGCGAACCTTTGCCCAAACAACCAGATTGGGTTGTTGAGATTGATTCGCACGAACTTTGGAGCTTTGAAAATCCGAAATTAGAAAAATGATTAAACACAAAAAACAAAAACGCGGCTACTCCTGCATTGCTCTTGACCGCCCAAAATCTGCCAGCAATGTTGGCGGCGTTCTTCGTGCGGCGGGTTGTTATGGCGCTGATTTGATTGTTGTTTCGGGCCAAAGATACAATAAATCCAAGCTCGACACCCAAAAAGCTCACAAACACATTCCTCTTCTAGAAGTCCAAGATATTGAAGCGTCTGTTCCAAAGGATTGCGAAGTTGTAGCGGTTGATTTAGTGGACGGAGCGACTAATCTTTGTAATTTTGTTCATCCAGAACGAGCCATGTATGTATTCGGCAGTGAGGATTCAACCCTTGATGACCGCGTTCTCAAGTTTGCGAAATATAAGGTTTATGTTCCAACGAACCACTGCATGAATTTAGCCGCAACAGCTAATGTCATTTTGTATGACCGAATGACGAAGAGAAAGGAATTCGATGTATAAAACTTTTTATAAGGCCCAATCTCACACCTTCTCAATCCATGAAGTTTTGGTTCAAAAAGCCAATGAAAAAAGTGTTTGGCTGGTTCAACGTGCTCTTTTCGAGGGCGAAAATGACATTTTTAAAGCCGTGGCCCGAAAAACAAACCACGAACAATACTTTGAAACCCTTGAACAGGCCAAGTCTTTCCTCCAACCTCTTCTCGAAAAGGAAATAGAAAGAACAGAAGAAAAACTAAAAGACCTAAACGAAGGAATCACCCTTTTCAAACTCCGCGAAAACAAAAAAACTTGACAAAAGCAAATCCCTAGAGTTACTTGTGTAATGACAACCAAACTAAAACTCGTTGACGAATCCCCTCTTTTCGCCAAACATCATAACAGTGTTTGGGAGACAGAGCTAAACTTGCTAAAAGAAACGGCCAAAAGTATTGACGAACGGTTTCCGCTTGGATTGTATAGTCTTAGCATTCAAAATGTTTTCGGCGAAGAAATTGCCGACTTGGAAATTCAACATGTAGAAATTATCGGCGACAACCATTTAACCTTATTTGCATGGTTGACAACCGCCGAAAACTGTGGTAAAGTAGCCCTAGAAGTCCTCGAATGAAACCCTTCCTAATCACCGCATCCCTATCTTTTGCAATGGTGTTTGGCATGCTCTATGCCGCGCATGGGAAATTTTCCGTAACCTACGAACAAGTTTTCGCCGAAAAACATATAATTCTCACTGAAAAAATGACTCTCTCGCAGAAAATTCTCCTCCAAAACAAGAAAGGTTTCATCAAGTATGTTCACTAATTTGGCCGCGATGAAATATCCGCAAGACTATCTTTTATTGATTGGGGCGTTTTGTTTGATTTATTTTGTGTTTTCTTGTTGGAAGAATGGCACATTTCCGCCGAATGTTGGTTGACAAACTGAAAAACTAAGCTAAAATAATTTATGACACCAAAACCCAAAACCCTAATCGGCAAAAGAGTCGCAGTGGCGAAAAACCTCAGCGCTATTGAATCTTTCAATGGAATTCCCGCACTTTTCGGCGAAACTGGAACCACTGTAGCACAAAATAGCCTCGGTCAAAACTTAACCGTCCAATTTGACTGCGGCAAGAAAACCTACCTTTACGAGGATGAGTTGTATTTCCCAGATTCGCCCGAAGGATATAACCAAGCTTGTTTTCGGTAAAAACCAACAAAAAACTTACCAAAAACCGCCCAATAGCTTAACTAGGCACAAAGTAGTCTTGCTAGAGACGAAAATGTGACGATCTAGCAATCGTTAAAGCGCTCCTATGGCTGGAGAGAAGGGGTTCAAATCCCTGCGGGCGACCAATTTAAAAACAAAAAACAAAAACTATGAGCTACAACAATGTCGGCAAAGTCTGGACCCCCGATTCATTCGGAGAATATTTGAAAACAATCAGTTAATATAACCAAAACAACATGACAACAGAGCAAATCAAATCAATTCAATCAAAAATCGGCGCGACTCCAGACGGATTTTGGGGGCCAAAATCAATCGCCGCTTGCCAAAAACATCTTCGTTCGCTAATGCCAAACCCCAATCCGTGGCCGAAAAGTGATACCGCTTCTATGTGTCGATTCTACGGAAATCCTGGAGACGAAAGAAATCTTGTAACTGTAAATTTTCCATTTACGACCTTTTACGAGGGTAAAAAGATTACAAAATTCCGTTGCCATAAGAAAGTGGCCGATTCTCTCGTTCGCGTATTGAAAAGTATTGGAGAAAAATATGGCAAAAACCGCGAAATTCTTGAAGAGGCAGAAGATTTTGGCGGCGTTTATAATTTCCGCAATAAACGTGGCGGTTCTAGTTATAGCGTTCATGCATGGGGAGCGGCCATTGACCTTGACGCTGACGATAATACGTTTAGAGATTCTTGGCCTATGAAAGCCGACATGCCATTGGAAATTATGGAAGAATTTGCTAAAGAGGGGTGGCTTTCTGCTGGCGCTTTTTGGGGATATGACGCAATGCATTTTCAAGCGACGAAATGAGTTGCAAGCCAAGATCACTACCAATCGAGCTTCTTAAGGAGACTTTTGAAGTTGATGAGAATAGTCCAACAGGATTAAGATGGAAAACCCGTCCTCGTCATCATTTTTCTAGCGATGGCCGTTGGATCGAATTTAACAGAGATAGCGCTGGAAAACCCGCTGGTGGCCTAGAAAAATTAAGAGGAAGAAAAAAGAAAATCTCATGGAGAATTAACATATATGGAAATGTACATTTCGTACATCGAATTGTATATGCTTTAGCTCATGATATTGACCCAATGAATCTTTTAATAGACCATGTAGATGGGAACCCACTGAATAACAAAGTATCAAATCTTAGATTAGTTGATTACAATCAAAACTCCCTGAATAGAGAGGGAAACAAGAATGCGAGCAGTAAATATAAAGGCGTTTGCTTTGCCAAATATGCGAATAAATGGAGGGTTGGAATAACAAATAAGGGCATAAATTATCATTTAGGATACTTTAAAAGAGAGGAAGATGCTCGTGATGCTTATAGAAAAGCAGCGATCCAAATACATGGAGAATTTGCCAAATTTGAACTTGACGAACATGAAATTCCGCCTACCTTAAATAAGCCAACAATAGCTTTATCTTCCGAGCTAGAAAGCATTAAAAACAAATGACAATCTTCGCCCTCATTCAGTCTTTCTTAGAAGTCGTTACGCAATACTTTCGGTTGAAAAATCAGACTGTTTATTTTGATCTTCTTGAGAAATTTGATTCGCGGCTTGACAAACTGGATAAACAGCGCCAAGTTGCTAGATCAAAAACCACAACCGAAAGTCAAGCCTATGCGGACGAAATTGTTTCAGAAATAGTCGAAGAAAAGAAAAAACTGGCCGAAATCAAGAAATTTTTCCAGAAATAATATGAAAACAATAATTACCAAAAGAGTAAAAGGAATCGGCCAAGGAGCAGCAATTGGTTTTCCAACGATTAACGTTTCTCTGGACAAGTTACCAGAAGGCGTTGGTATTGGTTTATATGCGGGAAAGGTTTATAAGACTTTTGATTGGAACGCCAGAAACGCAATCGCCTGTTTTTCAAAAACAAAAGATGGATTTCGCGGCGAAATTCATGCCATCCATCCATCTGGAATAGGAGATTCGTATGAAGTCGGTGATAATGTTCAACTAAAGATTTTCTCAAAGTTGAGAGACTATAAACCAATTACGGCCAAAAACCGAGATAAAACCATTCAACAGGATAAAACTCTTGGCACTGATTTCTTTAAAAGGAACGGTAAATGTTCAACATGCAAATTCTTTTGTTCCGCCGATTATGGATATTCTAATTACACAGTAGAAGGAACCACCTATTCATGTTTGAAGAAACAATTCGCTGATTCCGAAGATTCTGACATTCAATTCGCCAATGAATCTTGCCAAAAATTTGAAAAAGGAGAGCCTTGGTATTTGGATGTCGATGGAGAATCAGAAAAACCCACAGAAGAATGGCTGAAAGAAAATAATTGCTAACATGAAAAAACTCCTTCTAATCCTCCTTCTAACTTCTTGCGCCCAAAAGCCCGACATTTCGCCGCTTTCTAGAATCTATCAACCCAAGGTTCTTATTTTGGCCCCAAATACAGAAGTAAAAACAACAGAAGGAATCTACACCAGCGGCCCAAAACCCGAAATCTGGCACAGCGCAGAAACGGTTGAGCGTTTGGAGAAACAGTTGAGTCAATTTTGATATGTATTACCTAACAACTAGCCACGGACTAAGGGGATGGTTTGCCGTTCTTGTTGACGATTCTAACGGTTTTCCAGAACCAGTTCAAACAGGATATGGTTCATACGAAACCGCCGAAGAAGCCAGAAAAGAGGCCGAAGAATGGGCTGTCGCAGAAAACTTAAAAGTAAGATAATATGATTGAATACTACACTGACAGCGCCCGAAAGTCTTTATGGGTAGCCTCTAGAATTTCAAAAATTAGTATTGCTGGAGGATTTCCCGAAACCGCAACAACACTAATTTGTTTCGCCGCAGAAAAAAACTCGGGCTATCACATCGGCCAACAAGTCTCTAATCCTAAACTCGAAAACTCCAACTGGCAACCTCTCGAAGGAGAAATCCAAATCAGCCAAATCCTGTGCTAAATTTCAACGAATTCTACACCCAAAAGTTCAAAGAAATCACGGCCCGAGGTGTTGGGGCTGGCCTTTCTGAGGCCGATTCAAAAGATTTGGCGCAAAATGTGTTGCTTGACTTTTGGAAAAGACTGAGCGCTGGAACTGTTGACGAAAATAAAAACGTTGACGGTTTTCTTTCCGTAAGAACAAGGTGGAGACTTGTCGATTTGATGGATAAAAAGAAAACCTTCTCCAAGAACTACGAAACAATCGGCGAAGAAAACAACCTAGACACTCTACCTGCCGAAAGTAAAGAACAGCCTGAAACTCATCGCCGCCTTTTAAAGCGAGCAATTCAAGAAATTAACCCCAAAAAAAGCAAATGGTTTAAACTATTCTACGAGGCCGTGTTCAATGAAAAACCCGTTGAACAAATTTGCGCCGAGTATAACGTCAAACCATCTACTGTCCATGTTGAAAAATGCCGCCAAGGGAAGAAGCTAATCGCAGCGGCCCAAGCTCTTTTGAAAAATGGCTTTTGAGTTTTCATTTTTCAACTTCTACCGTTGCCCAAAAGGCTGGCAAATTTCAATCGGCGAATTGAAAAGATTTGACAACGGCAAAAGCTGGTGTATCTTTCTTCTCAACAAAAGGAAAAACCAACCACTACTACTAAAAACCTGTGCCTGAACCCGCTGCAATCACACTAGCAAAAGCTCATTTGGAGACAGTTTTCTCTGATTTTATCATTTTTGGTCTTGATTCGCGGCAAAAGCCAATAACCACGACCGAAATCCCTTGCTGTCAGAGCGAGAATAATCGACAAATCCTGATTAACGAATACTTAAAAATCCACAAATCATGAGCGCGGGCAAAGGCAGCAAACCACGCCCCGTTGACAAAAACAAGTGGGACGAAAATTACGACCGCATTTTTAAAAAGCGCAAAACCGTTGCTGAGTGGCAAAAACATTTCGGCGATGTGATTAAATCATATGACGGATTCCGCGAGTATAATCAAGACGATTTGTTGACGCGAGAAGAGTATGAGTCTGGTTTTGTAAAATGCACACATTTTTATCATCCAAACCGCCCAAAACAATGAACAAAGAAATCGCCGACCTGTTAAAAGCAATCCGCCAATGGATGATTGATAATGATTACGAATGCGGAAAACAAGGATCATATCTTTGCGATAGAATAGAAGAAGTTCTTTACGACAATGGGTTTGATAATTATACACAAAAATGAACCTAGATAATCTAGAAATTATAGTCGGTGTTGAGAACCGAAAATGCGATTGCGGGTTTGGCGAATTTTGCCCCGAAAAAACGGTTTGTGATGGTTTCGGCGGAGTTTGGCAAAAGTGTAATCGGCCAAATTGCGGGTTGAGCGTTGTCAGGCCAGGAAATGTTCAGTGCTGGTGTGACGACGTTGGGGCAGATTATTTGGGAAAGGGAGATTGACAAATCGCTAAAAATAGGACAAATTAAAACATGAAACTGCTCGGCGTAACTAACAATAAAAAAATCCTAACATCTGTCGCCCATTATGATTATATAAATTAAATTATAATTTGACAGACTTCAAAAGAGTTTTGGTGTAATAATTTATTGATGCACCAAAATTTAAATCGAAGCGGTATTTATGGGATTAAGAATAAAATAAATGGAAAAATCTATATTGGTAGCTCCAGTAATATTAGGCTTAGATGGAAGAGCCACAGAAGTTCTTTAAAAAGACAACATGGCGCAAATAGATACTTTCAAAGGGCATATAATAAATACGGGCTTAATTCATTTGAATTTTTAGTTATTGAGTTTTGCGACGTTTCTGTTTTGGTCGAAAGAGAACAGTATTTTTTAGACCTCTACAAAAGCTATGAGAAAGACTTTGGATATAATGCGAGCAAAACCGCCGAATCTAACCAGGGCTTTAAACATTCCGAAGAGTCTAGAGAAAAAATTAGAAAGTCAAAGTTGGGGTTAAAAATGTCTCCCGAGGCAAAAATAGGAATTTATTTAGCAAATAAAAAAAATGTTTATATGTTTGATCTAAGCGGAACCCTTATTAGGAATTTCGATTCCGTAACGAAGGCTGCTAATTTCACTGGTATTCACAAAGATAATATATCAGCATGTTGCCGAGGTAAGAAACAATCAATGGGTGGTTTTATGTGGTCTTATTCTCCTACCCCATTACCGCCCTATAAAAAGAAAATGCGAGGAAAGAAAAGAATATGAAACTTTTAGGATTTCACAATAATAAACAGGTAGTTGCTTCGGTAGCTCGTCACGATTACAGAACCATAGGAGAGGGGGAGGATCGTATTATTATGGATGGCGGTCAAGATTTAGATGGTCATGGCTGGTATGGGCAATGCTGGGGCAAACCTATTTGGATTATGGTTCCTCAGACATTTGCCGAACTCTATAACGACTGGAATCTCAACAAACCACGAAAATATGGCCTTTGGAACCTAGAAGACGTTCGCCTTCTATCCCCCGAAGAAATTCCAGACACGGAAAGCTTTGAATGGCGGGCTGAAAATGCAATTTGGGGAACAAATGGCCCAGACGGCAAAAGTTTGACAACCTATGTCCTCTTGAAAGACTGCGAACTCGGCCATTTAGAGAAAATCTCTCAGCTTCTTGAATCACGAAAGAATTTACCATTCTCTCCAATAGAAGAGATTGAACAGATTAAAGAGATTGTAGATTATTGGATCAAACAAAAGTCCTAGAATACCCCAAAAGATCAAACTCAGATTCAAACATCTCTATTACCTTGCTCCGAGAAGCCTTGTTCCAAGGTAAGGATTGCGAACGGTCTGTAACATTTTCTCTTGTTAGGGGCGGAAGACCTCTTATTCCATAAGTTTTTAGCATTTGAGGCCAACTTTTTTCTAGCTCTTCCAGCTTGAGAATTTCAGTGGGCCGAAAAACAGCAGAATGCGTCCAAGTAGTTTGAGGTTTTAAAATGAGAACGTCTTGACGATTCGCTTCCCAACTTTCGTAAAGGAAATCCACGAACTGCTCAAACGAACAATCCTCTGGCAACCCATAAACTCCATGCAATTTTATCTTGCGGCCAAATAAATACGCCGATTCAATGCGGTGGAATGGATTCCTGACTATTGCAAATGAAAAATAGTCATAAACCTGCCTTCCGATCAGCGAAAAAATGTGTTCGGGGATAACATGGCGCACATCGAAAACTCCCTTGTATAATGGATTTCGGCCAAAAGTTTCTTGAAAGAGTCCTCGATGCTTTTGGATTAAATTGCGACTACCGCAACACTTAGCAATGCTGGAACTAGCAGTCTTGGGAATCTGTAATGCGATAAAAGAATACACCCATTTGCTTTCGCAAGTTGAAATCGGACTAAACATCTGGAACTTTTGGCAGGGTTTGCAAAAAATATACTAACCGTTGAACGAGTTCGTTTGTTTTTCGAGTCCAGCAAGAAAAGAAATGGGCCGCTTCATCTTTTGTTGGGCGAACATATAGAGCGTCTGTGTCAGGATATTTAGAAGGTTTGTCGCTGTCTATAAAAACAATAACGTCTGGAGCCACTATTTTGCGCAACTCGGGCGTTGGACAAATCATGTCAATGAGTTTAATTTCGGCGAAAGATTGGCTGGCTAGTTTTCTCATGTTTTGGGCCGCAAGAATTCGCCCGCTCATAGAGAAATCGTTGTTGTCTGTTTGACGCCTCACATCATTGTTATTGAAATAAGCGGCGGAAACGTGTTTTAAAAATTGACGGCAAAAATAGGACTTTCCCTGTCCGCTTCTAGATGTCACCAAAATAGTCATTGACAAGTTTCCTTTCTTGAGGTAGGTTACACGCACAATGAACAATCTCGCCACTATTGAAAGAATCTCAGAAATCCTTCCGCACTCCAACGCCGACAAGCTTTTGGTTGCGAAAGTTAGAGGATATAATATCATCATTCCCAAGGACAAATACTCAGTGGGAGATATTGTCGTGCTTATTCATCCAGATAGCACTCTTCCCTCCACGCCTTGGGCCGAAACATTTAAGAAATACGCGCCAAAACGTGTCAAAGCGTTGCGTATAAGAGGCGAGTGGAGCTTCGGAATTATCGTATCGCCAAATGAGGTATTTTCGCCCGAATTTATAGAAGATCAGTTTGGAGATTTCACTTGTTCTATTGGGGAAGAAGTCGGCCATTTGATCGGTATTTTAAAATACGAAGCCCCTCAACCCCAAGAACTAAATGCCAAAGGCAATCTTCCGTATGGCATTTTCAAGACGGATGAAGATCGCGTACAGTCTCTTAAATACGTTCCAATTGGAGAAACCTCTGATATTACGTTGAAAATTGACGGCCAAAGCTCAACTTTATACTGTAAAAAGGTGGGAGACGAGTGGAAGACTGGAATCTGCTCTCGCAGCTTGGAAATTAAAACGGATTGCTCCAACCGATTCACCCGAGCTAATGAAAAGTATGGGGTTCTTGATAAACTACTCTCCTTTTGTCAAAAACACGACAAATCCCTAGCCCTGCGCGGTGAAATTTACGGCGATGGCGTTCAAAACTTTCCAACAAATCCACACGCAAAACTGCCGCTAGATTGGGCGTGTTTCTCTGTCTTGGATTTGGACACGCTTCAATATCATCGAAAGGATTCGCCGTTTTATTTTCCTCTTGTTTGTGAGGAATTGGGATTGCCCGCTGTTCCAATTATAGAGAAAGATGTTGTTTTGACGAGAGAACTGGTTGACAAATACACTAAACTGGACGACCTAAACGGCCAATTGTTTGAGGGCGTTGTGGTTAATACGTCCAAAACAAGCTTCAAGATTTTATCCCTAAATTACGATCAAAGAAAATGACCTACCCCGACAAAGCCAAAATCCGCGCCGAAATTAAAGAAAGAATTCTAAACGGCCAAATCATTATCCCCCAAGACTATATTCTCGACTCAAAAGAGTATGTTGAAGTGTTGGCTAGGGACGAATTCAAGAAACAACGCAAACTCTGGGACGATTTTCAAGAGCAGGAAAGAAAAACTTTCGCGCCGAACTAGAAGACGAGTTTTTGGGCGAAAAAACACTTTCGCAAAGTCAAAAAGACGCCCTATGGGATTTTGCGTGGATGGAAGGTCATTCGGGCGGAGACGGAGAGGTTAGGAATAAATACATTGACTTGCTGAATTTTGCGATTATCATTCTTTCACACAAATAAACCAAACACCACATGCAAAAATACCTAAACAAAACAACCGCCATTCTCGCCGCTCTAGCAATTCTCGCTTGCGGATTCATCGGAACAATCGTTTTCGGACTAACGGTTCTATCTTGGCATAATACCGCCTCTTCCCTAAGAAATAGTTATGAAATGAAGGTTGTCGCGAATAGTAGTGAGCTGGACAACCTCTGGAAAAAGATTAAACAATCTGCCCAAGTTCCCGAACAAAAGAAAGAAGCATTCAAGGAAATTTTTAATTCCTACGCAAGTTCTCGTTCAACTGGCGGCGAAAACCAAACGATGACTTGGATTAAGGAGAGCGTTCCAAATGTTGACTTAAAAGTTTACGACCAGCTAATGAACATCATCACTGGCTCGCGAGACACTTGGACAATGAAGCAAACAGAACTCGTTAGCATCGCCGAACAATATAACGCACTGCTAGTTTCGCAACCCAAAGGGTTCTTCCTGAGCGTTTTCGGCCACCAAAAGATTGACCCTAAAGTTATCACTTCGGAGAGAACCGAACAAACCTTCTCTACTGGTAAAGACGACGACATTAGCTTGAACTAATATGTGGGCGCTTTATTTTTCATGTTTAGTGCCGATTTTTATCGGCACTTTTCTTTTCTTCTTTTCTAAGAAGGTTGTTTGGTGGGAGTGGTTAGTTGGAAGCGCGGCGGCTTTCCTTGTCGCTGGAACCGTTCACTGGACTTCCTTCAACAGTCAAACGGCTGATTTTGAAACGTGGTCTGGCCAAATTACTCATGCTCGGCAGTTTTCGGCATGGCAAGAATATTATGAAGAGGCGATTTACCGCACAGAATACTATTCTGATACTGAAAGCTATACCGATTCAAAAGGAAGAAGACAAACACGCAGGGTAACTAAGTCTCGCAGGGTTTTCGACCATTGGGAGCCAAGAACCCGATGGCATAGCGAGTATTTTACTTGTTATTCTAACATCGACACCAGCTATTCTATCTCCAAAGACCAATACAACCACTGGAAAACCCAATGGCAAAACGAAAAGAAAATTCGCGGTGACAGGTCAACCTTTGAGCACAATTCGCGCCAAATCGGCGGCGACCCGTTTGACTACGAAACGAGTTGCCCGAGTTCAATAATCGAGCCAATTCATTGCCAAAAATCAGTTGTAAATCGCCTAAAAGCGGCCCAATCTGTCTTTAATTTTGTCAAAGTCTCGCCAGAAACAGAAAAGCTCCTGTTCAAGTATCCTGAATCAAACAACCCATTCTCGTCTAACAGGGTTTTAGGAACAGCAGCGTCTAAAATTTCCACAAAACAATGGGACATTTTAAACGCCAAACTCGGCCCGATTAAAAAGGTTAATTTAATCATCGTGGGGTTTGATTCGCCCAATCACACCTTGGCCGAAAGTTTGAAATCTTTTTGGATTGGCGGTAAGAAGAATGACCTCGTATTAGTTTATGGAAATGGCTGGTCAAAGGTGTTTGGGTGGAGTGATTCGGACATTCTCAAGAGAGACTTGGAGCAACTTTTGCTACAGAATCCAGTCGGCGAAAACCTTTTGCCAGAAATTGAACGGTTAATCTTGGACGAATACGAAAAAACCAATTGGCATAAATTTGACCACCTGAGCATTGAACCAGATGGTTGGGCGTGGTTTTGGTTCTGGTTTTGTTTGATCGTTACGCAGACGGGACTGTGGGTGTTTTTTCACGGAAATGGCGTTGACAAGTTTAGATTGTGGATTAAACTCTAATATGAACAAACCAGACCCTCGCAAACCAATCCCAATCAAGCGCCGCCCGACTAGCAGCGAGTGGCAAACCATGATTGATAAAATGAAAAACATCTCCCGCCCAAAATGAACCTCAAAAAACTCCTCAAATCCATCTCCGCCGAAATGGAGAAACCCTCTAAAGACGTTAACCTTAACAAGCTAAGGACAGACATGATGATGGCCGCTGCATTACTGCATCCAGACAGCGATACAGAAGTTCCAGCCAGCCTATTCTCCCTGTTTGAGAATGACGCTAGAAAAGCTGCAATGTTGGCAATTATCACGATTTACGCTCAAGCTGCTGCCCAATAATATGACTATCCTAGAAACCACCCGCCAAATTATTCAAAAACACAAACTGGAAGAAAAGCTCAGTTTTAATCCATTTAAAGAACGGCGCAAATCAAAAAGCGGCGGTTGTGGATGGGAGGGAGGCGCTGTAATTGGATTTAATAGTTTTCCAGAGTTTCAAGGCTCATACGAAAAAGAGACAACTCTTCAAATTAGATACTTTAATAGAGTGCCTGATGGATATTATGGGTTTGACTGTTCGTGTTGGCCGATTAATTGGCTAAATGCGCTGGAAGAATTTTTGGCCGAATTAGAAAAAGATTCGCCCGATTTTGAAATTTTCCAGGTGAAATTGAAGCTAGGAGGGTCGAGAATATACCTTGGAAATCTTTCAGAAGATGCTAGAAAAGCGGTTTATCTTCTTGAAAATGCTATGTCCGATGATAATTTGATCTATTAAACATGAAAACAATTATAATTACTAGAGGCGTTTCAGGCAGCGGTAAGAGCTTTTTCGCCGAAACTCTTTTGTCACTTTCTCCAGAAAAAGTGGCAATTTGTTGCGCCGATGATTTCTTTGTTGTTGACGGCGAATACAGATTTGACACCTCGAAACTTGGGCAGGCTCACTCTTTCTGCAAAAAGAGGTTCCACGAAGCGGTTTTCGATCCAAAAATCGAACTAATCATCGTTGCCAACACCAATGCAAAACCTAGCGATTGGCAATATTATTCGGATTGCGCTAAAGTAGAAAACATTCCAGTCATTTTCGCCGTGATTGAAAACAGACATGGAGGAAAAGATTCTCACAACGTTCCAACTTCTACACTTGACAGGCAGGCGAATAACATTAAAATGTCCCTATGTCTCTAGCTCACAAAGAAAAAACCCTCCAAAAAAGAAAACAACTGCTAGACTCTCTGAGAGCCAAAAGAGAAACAGCGGCCAACTTTTTGAAATCATCTGGCGCAGACGAACAAATTCTTGAAGTTTGCGATTGGGGGTTTAGGATGAGAATGCGCCAAATTGAATTAGAAATATCAAAACTCAAAAAATGATCCCACAACTCGGCGACCAGTTTAATTACAAAGACGGCCAAATCTTCGGCCACGATTGCGTTTTGATTACGCCAAAAGATATGGGCGTTGATTGGAACGACGAGAACAAACATTATCGGTCTGTTGCGATTCGGAAATCGGATGGTAGGGTAATTTCTAGGGGATTTTCAAAGTTCGTGAATTGGCTCGAATCTCCAAATTTTGAACCTTGGAATCCAGAATGGGAGTTTGAGGCTCGTCACAAGCTAGATGGATCGCTGGCTCTTTTAAGTAAAATTGACGGCCAAATCATTTTTCGCACAAGGGGTTGTTTTGACGCTCGAATTCACGACAACGGCGCGGAAGAAGTTGATTTCTTGATTCAAAAATATCCGAGTCTATTTAATAACTGCTATATTGACTCTGAAAATTATACGATACTCTGTGAATGGACCACTCCAAGTCGCGTAATTGTGATTAGAGAATCAAGCGAGCCAGAGCTAATCCTCCTCGGAATCATCCAAAACAAAAGCGCCAGACTAGAAACGCAACATAATTGCGACGTAATGGCCGAATCTTGGGGAGTTAAGCGTCCTAAGAAATTCACTTACTCATCCGTTCAAGAATGCCTAGACGACGTAAAGGCATGGCAAGATAAGGAGGGAGTTGTTCTCTACCACGAACAGTCTGGAACGATGAAGAAAATTAAGGCCGACCTCTATCTTTCACGCCATCGTCTTAAATCTCATATTTCCAGTATTTCTAATCTGGTTGATTTTTACATGACAACCAGTAAATCGGCGGATTACGATGAGTTTTTTAAGGTTGTGGAGCAAAGTTTGGATTTTGAGCTTGCCACACAAGCGGCCAAAGATATTCAAAAAGTTGTTGACGCTCACAAACAAATTGTTAGAGATTCAGCGAAAGTTTCGTGGTTTCTTGAAGATGTTCGACATGATTCCCGAAAAGAAGCCGCCGCAAAAATTATCGCCAAATATAACGACTGGCGCAAAAGTTATGCATTCATGGCGCTTGACAACAAACCAATGCCAGATAAAATGTTGGCCGAACTAATCATCCAAACATGCAAAAGCTAAATTTCCGAACCAAAGATTATTCTCATATTTATTTTTCGTCTGATTTTCACATTGATCACAAGCGAGACTTTATTTTTAAACCTCGTGGATTTGATTCATGGGAAGACCATACTGAATTCGTAGTCAAAAACCTATTATCTCTTCAACCAGATGATCTTTTGATTTATTTGGGTGATTTTGCGCTTAACACAAGCGATGAAAGGGTTCAATCTTTGCTTGATGCTATTCCATGCGAGACTTATATGTGTTGGGGCAATCATAATTCGGGATTGAAAACTTCTTATCAACGGGCCAAAAATAATTATTTGGCCGAAAGATTTGATGATGTTGACATTTACCCCCTCAAAATTGCCCGAAATGTGACAATGATGGGTGATGCTTTTTATGTCTCTATTGATAGGCGAAAATTTTATTGCAATCATTTTGCTCCGACAATTTGGGACGGAATGCAACATGGGTGGGGATGTGTTTGCGGCCATAGCCACGGAAGCCTTGAAATTGCAAATTATTACAACGACGAAATGAAACTCCTTGACGTTGGAATTGACAATGCTCTAAAATATCACGGCAAACCGTTATTCGAGTTTAAAGATGTTTGTGAAATCATGGATAAGAAAACCCTATACGCTCCAGATCATCATGCTTGATAACAACCTATCCCTCCCCGCTGACCAATCTTGGGCCAAAATGGTTCAAAATCAGGGCCGAAATCGCGTGACAGAATGCGCCGAAAGCCTTTACCCTATTGTTCGGGCTGTAAAAAATACCGACCTTCGCGCAAAAGAGCTTGCAAACGCCCGAAAATTGGACGACTTTGACTTGTTGAGAGTAACAAAAGAAGAACTTCCAGAAGAATAACATGAAAAGAAAACCCATACTCGGCGAAATCCTCTATAGTTTAAATGTCGGCAACGCATTTCGGCACGGAGTTGAACAAAAACTCACGCCAATGATTGTCCATTCCGTTGGGCGAAAGTATTTCGCGCTCAAACACCTTGACTGGAACTCTTTTGTCGAATTTCACATCGACACATGGCGGCAAAAAACCCAATATTGCGAAGACCATAAACTTTACGAAACAGAGCAAGATTGGCTAAACGAAAAGGAAGAGCGTCAAATTTCCCAAAAAATATGGAAAACATTTGAATACGGCAGAAATACTAAAAATTTGTCTCTTCAAGATTTGAGAATTATTAACGAAATCCTTGTAAAATATGAAAATATCATTTGACGGCCTCCGCCGAAACATTGCTTGGGAATTTAATAATTTAGCCGCAGAACTAGCTATTATTCCCTTAGATCAACCAATTATGCCATCTCATCTTGAGAGGATAAAGAGGTTTGCCAACGAATTGAGAGGAAGCATTGGCGGAATGCTTTGTTGCTATGACGAAAACCAACAACCCGAAGACTTTAACGACTTGTCGGATTTGGAATTGGAGGAACTTTGACATGCAATACGAATCCCTGAGAGATATAGTTTTAGCAACAATTAAATCTTACTGCTCTTATTGGGGCGTAGAAATGCCAGAAAATATCAGCCAATTTTCTGACCAAGAATTAATTGACCTTGCAAACAAAGAGATGTACAATTTGTGGTAACAATGAAAGGTAAAAAAGCACTCCTATCTAAAGTCTTCTCAGACATTCAAGATTTGCCAATCAAGAATTCTGATTCGTTTAACAAAATTCGCCGCAAATTCTACGACATAATGCGTAAACACGGCATCAAACAAGGAACTCGCAATAGAAACGGAAGCATTGCCGTTAACAATCCAGAATGGCAAGCTGCTGAATGGCTTTTGGAGGAGAGGATTAGAAACTTTGTGGCTTTGGAGCTTTGCCTTAATTGTTTTAAAACGCCGAAAGATTTGGAGGCATATTAATTATGAAAGCCGCCGAACTAAAAGAACTAATTGCTGAAATCCCCGACAACGAAGAAGTCTATTATGGTTATTATAGCCAAGACTACGAAGAAAACAGAAAAGACGACGACTTTGATGTTAGACTTTTCTTTGAAAAGAATGGCGTGAAGTTTTATCTGATTGGCGGCCCAAAACCCTGTGACGCCATTTCACAGGAGGAGGTTGAGCGCGCCCAAAAGTGGCAAAACATCGTAAAATCTTTCCCGCAAAAGAAGGGCTGGTTTCTTGAACAACCAACATGGAAAAATAACGGCGGACATGTCAGTTTCAAGACGGGGTTATTTGAATACAGTATTAATATTACCATTGGCAAAAACAAACTAATCGACGCAAACTTTGAACAAAGAGAAAGCTTCGATTCTTGGGAAGAATTCTTCGACAAGGCTGTTCCGTATGTCAAAAAAGCGGCCCAAAAACAAAGAGAAGAATTGGAAAGCTTGCTCGATGAATAAATTCTCTACTATTCACACAATTAAACATTCCCTCTTCTCATACAGTTGGGAATGCGTTGATCCTAAATATCCATATAAAAGCCAGAAAAAATTCTGGTTCAGGAGTTCTGCTTTAAATCATGGGTTACAATGGTTGTCGTGGATGAAATTGGGCGAGCCTTTGTTTATGGAGCGGGTTTGTGAGCTTTTGGCCGATTTATCGGTTGACCATTGGTGGAATTAGGGTAGGTTGGAGTATGAAACTATTCAACTGGAAGTCTGGCCGACAAAAAGCTACTCAATCGCTTCAAAAACTTTTGCTCTGGGAGGGTAAAACTTGGGACTGTTTTCTTTTGAAAATTCCTAAATCTACAATCCACTGGCATTTCGACAAGGTAGAAAATAAAGAACACCATAGATTCAACCTAACTTTATGGGGTCTTTGGAGATTTTGGCGAAAGAATAGCTCTGGAACAGAAAGTTTTGTTTGGCAGTTTCCAATTCATTATCATATTTTTAGACCTGATATTGAAGAACATTCGGCGGAAGTTTTCAAAAATTCCTTGATTTTGTCTATTGGCTGGGTTAAATAAAAGCATGAAACTCTCCCTCTGCTGCATCTCCAAAACCCTCTCTGACAACGGCCATTCGTTCAAAACGATGACTTATACGCAGTTTTGCAAGCGGCCATTTGATGAATCTTTGATTGAACTTTCTGAGCGTATTCTTCACAATTTCAAAAACACTTTGCGGACAATTCGGTTTTGTCAGCTTAACAACATTCAAGGTTATCGACTGTCTAGTAGTCTTGCGCCAATTTTGACACACAAAAATGTTAATTTGCGCATTAGCGATCTTCCAAATTTTACCGCAATCAAATCAGTCTGCGAGCAAATCAAAGCAGTTTTGGCCGAATCTCCTTTGCGCCTTTCCGCTCATCCTAGCGAGTATATCACACTTTCCAGTGACAATCCTGAGTGTATTAACAATAGTATTCTCGACCTTCAACAGCACGCCGAAATTTTTGACTTGCTAGACTTGCCAAATGACCATCGCGCACCGCTAAACATTCATGTCCGCGCCGAAGGCGATCCCGTTAAAATTGCCAATCGTGTTTGGGAAGTTTACGATAGTTTGCCAGACAATGTTCGCAATCGCCTTGTCCTAGAAAATAATGACAATGCTAATGGTGTTTGGAGCGTCAAAAATTTGGTAGAGTATTTTCGCGGTATTCCAATCACTTTCGACACATTGCATCATTCTTTGTTGCCAGATGGGTTGACTGACCAAGAGGCATTTGATTTGGCCTACGATACTTGGCCCGTTGAACCAATTTTCCATTATAGCGAAGGAGTAAATGGCACGCGGAAACATGCAGATTTGCCAGTTTCTTATCCAAAAGATTATGGGCGAGGGGTTGTTTTCGAGTGTGAATTGAAGGCAAAAGACCATGCTATCTTCAAAATCCGACAATTGGCCGCAAAATAAGTTGACAAAGCATTAGTTGAAGGTGATACTGTTCCAGTATGAACCTCAAACTACACAGCGAAAAACTCTACGACCTTTCGGCAAACACCTATTGCGGCCTTCTAATGCCAAAAGATGTTATGGAAAAGGCCGTCAAAATTCTACACAAAAACAGCCTAGAATTGCGCGAATTATTCGCGGCCAATAAAGAAAAACTGCGGCCATCTGACTGGTCAATGAGCAGTGGTCCAAACCCTGTTTATGTTAAGTTCTTCGTAGAGAAAGATTGGCAAGAAAAGGTTGACGCTCGAATTGAACTTTTTAAATTGAAACAGCCAGAAGCAATTAACGAATGCTATATTGTTGAAGAGTATAAAGATGGAAGAGAAATCGCCGAATTCTTGAAAAATGACCAAACACCACAAAGTTGACCACCTGACTGAATTAAAAACGGGCGATTTTGTCCTCGTCAAAGGACAATGGGCCGAAATTTATTTGATTTCTGATGATGACGGCATTAACACTTCTCGCGGATGGGTTTGCCGAACAGAATTGGATTCAAATTGGCAACCCGACCCAGAAATTAAGCCGTGGATTGTTTGTGCCGCCAACAAACACATTGAGACGGGAACAATTTTTTGCGGCGCAAGACATTTCGACAACCTAATGCGCGGCCAAATTAAAGCGGCCAATTACCCATTTACGGGTTACGAGCAAGGCTTTGTTGACCAATTCGGGCGATTCTACGACAGGGGAGAAGCATGGAAAATTGCTGAAACCAATGGCCAAATTAAAAACAAAGTATCAACAGAAGGAACTTTATATAGCGAAAATCTTTGGTAAAACCCTTGACAACCCCTAACTCCTAACCTATAATCTACCCATGACAAAAGACGAACTAAACGACTGGCTCAAAGCCAATCCCGCTATTGATCGTGAATTTCGTTACGACGAAAATGGCAACAGAGAGGGTCAAACTTATCACAAAATCGGCGATGAATATTTTGAAGTATGCTGGTCAAATGATCGCCCTTGCGAAAAGTGGGGCGATAAAGGCCCCATTCGCGGCTTTTACGAACCAAGAAAAGTAGAAAAAACGGTTGACCTTGTTGAAATTATAAGCTATAATTAATCTATGAAGAAAACAATCCTTCTCCCAAATAACGGCTTCGGCTGCTTTTTAATGTCGTTGATTGCGATTTTGTCATTTGTTGTGCCGCTTGTTGTTGTTTACTGGTTAGCTTCTTTAGTTGCGCCAATTTTCGTATCTGCGCCAGTTGCACTTTTGGCCGCTGTCCTCGTTTTTGTTTCTTTTGTTAAATTCAAGTAAAAATAATATGAATAAAAAAACCCCACCCAACACCGCCGCAATCAAGAACCTGAAAAGTCAGGGTTTTGAAGTTAAAATCCATCACTACCGCCGCAAAAAGTGGAAAGACAAGCTTGAGCCTCTTTTGGCCGACAAAAAGATTCGAGAAGCTATGAGTTATAACACTGGCACTGGCACTATGGGCGCATTTGGATACCACCTTTTCAGCGAACGCGGCGGGGCAACAATTCTTGAACTCAAACGCGGCGAAGAAGAAATCAAAGTTCGCGCCGATTGTTATGTGAAAGACAGCTTTAGTAAGCGCCAAGGTGTTCTCGAATGTTTGAAGCGTCTTGAAAAACTTCATGGGATTAAGGTGTAATATGAAAGTCAAAACTCTAATTGAAAAACTTCAAAGTTTTGATCCAGAAAAAATCGTTGTAATTCGCGGCTACGAGGGAGGCTATAACGAAGTGGAAGAAATTTCGGAAGTCCAACTACGACCTGATGTTAAACCTTGGCGGAGCTATGGTTCTCATAAAGAAGATAAAAATGGAGACATATTTGCAATTAAGATTGATTAACAAATGACCTCATCCCCCGCCCCAAACCCCCCGCCGAACAAAAAGAAACTTTTTGTCTATCGCGGGCCACAAAAAGAATGCCAGAATGTCATTTACGAACTGCTGCAATCTCCCGACAATGAAGGCGACGAGTGGCAAAATGGCGGCGAAAAGATGGTTTACCTTCATTCTATCGACCGAAACATTCAGCCTGAGAGCGTAAAAAGTAAATTCGCCGATTATAAATTAGGTTCTCACGACGATTTGAACTATTGCGATGTTGACAAAGACGGCGTAGGAGGCTATCTTTCAATGGAAACAGAAGAAAATTTCAAAAAATACTACCACCAACTCGGCCAATGACTGAAACCATTAAATGTCCATCCGACAGCCGATTAACTTTTGAGGCCGTTTACCATCCCGCAGAACCTCAAACTGGAGAGTGGCAGCATTCACTAGGGACTCCGCCAAGGCCAGCATATTATGAAATCACTGGCGTATCGTTTAACAATGGCGAAGTTGATGTTGACATAACCGATTTTGTCATCGACTATGCAGACAGCCTTCTCCCCAAATGGGAGGACGAATTAACTCAACAATAATATGCAAAAACTGTCTTTTAGATACGGCGCAAAAACCAGAACGCTTAACCTGCCAATTGAGCGGCCCAAGAAAATCTTCGTGGAATTTTCAGATGGAGAAGAAATTCCTGTTCGTAAAATTTATAATGTTGAGGGTAGGGCGCAATGTATTAAAGTTCTAGTTGACGATTGCACCTTTACAAAAGCAAAAAATGAAATCGCCGATTTAAAGCACGACCTAGAAGTTTCTCAAAAAGAAACCGCCGAAGTGGAGGGAAATGTTCGCTCCGAAATTGAAAAACTTAACGATGAACTAGATTCCGCCGAAAATGCCCTACAAGACTTTGAACTTCGCACGGGATTTAAAACCAGCGCCCGAAGTTTAAACGCAAGAATCCTAGAATTGGCCGACCATGTTGTAGAGCTTCAAGAAAGGTTTTATTGATATGACCTTCCAAGACCTCCAACAAGCCGCCCTTTACCAGTGGCACTATGAAACCGAACATTGCAAGCGTCTTTTGTTTGGCGACCTCGCAAAATTGGCTGGAATTTGTGAAAACATTCTACAAGGAACCGCCGAAACTAAAGAACTCCAACGCTTTTTGGTTGAAAACGACAAATCGAACGACGCATGAAACCGTTTCTTTTTCTTTTGGCCGCTCTAATTTGTTCTTGTAGCGCCCCAAAACCCAACCTTCCGCCGAATAAAAAGACTGTTCGCCTTACGGTTTACTGGAAAGCGGAAGATGGCTGGACTCGTCGTGGGTTTACTTCAACAGGTGAACCCCTGATTTCCTACAAAACAATCGCCGCTGATCCCAAAGACTTTCCCTATTATACAAAGGTTGAGATTCCAGAGTTTGGCATTAAAGGCAGTGTGGTTGACACGGGCTCGGCCCTGCGCACAAGAAAAGCTGCCCGAGAAATGGGCCGCGATGTTCCCGTTCTCGACTTGTATGTAGAAAAAAGACAAGACGCGCTTGACTTTATCAAAGGTAAGCCGTATTTTGTTGATGTGTATTATTCGGAACCAGAACAAAAGCGATGATTAAGCCAATCTCTCCAGAAGAAGCCAAGCCTATTCGGCCCGATATTCCGCCATGCATTATCGAGGTAACAAACAAGCTAATTTGCCAAAAACTTAGTGGAAAATCGGCCAAAATCCTTCAAGACGAAATCCTAAAAGAAGCTTGTGCTGGAATGGACAATCCCGCCGCTTTTCGAGAACAAATTTTCGCCAACAAATGGCTAGACATTGAAGAAACCTATCGTAAGGTTGGATGGAAAGTAACCTACGACAAGCCAGCATATTGTGAAACGTATGAGGCGTATTTTATTTTTGAGAAACCATGAATTTTAGAATCTTTAGCAAATCTCACAATCTTTACACCAACTCCCCATCTTGGCCCTCCAATCAGCGAACAACGAGTGAATTTGTTTTGCGGCCAGATGGCAAGATTGTAGAAATTGTTTTTAGCGGAGATTGGGGCGTCTCTATTGAGACGCTCGATTCTAGAAATTATATTGTGGAACCGTGGACTGGTTATTTCGACATTAAAGGTAGAAAAATCTATCGTGGTGATATTTTGATAGCGACAAACGACCCATCATATGAATCAGAAGTAATTTGGAACGAAGGATCATTTGTTTGTAGATCAACAAAGAATCACGATGACCAAGCGCTCTTGGATATGGACGCAAGAGTTTGGAAAAGGGTTGTAGTCAAGGGGAACATCCACGATGTAGAATACACCGACTAATTTCGGCCCAAAATGCTAAAACTTCTCTACTGGTCAGTCATTAGCTTCCTCTACTGGTGGTGGAATGGCCCACAAAAAACCAAAACGGCCCAAAATATACGCCAAAACAAAAGAAAAGCATGGGCGGAATTTAAGAAATTCTAGTGTAATATAGGGGAGAAAGACCTTCTCTTATGAACGACACAATCAAATTCCTAACTGAAAATTCAGAAACTCTTATTGCCATTGTTACAGGCGTTGTTACCGTAGCCTCTCTCGTAGCCAACCTTACGCCCTCTGACAAGGATAATGGATGGGTTGCTAAGATTGCGAAAGTAGTCAACTATTTGGCCCTGAATTTCAAGAAAAAGTAATCGCCCTTTAACCCTAACCAATTAGCCCTCGCCCGAAAAGGTGAGGGTTTTTTTGTTGACTATTTGTTATCTTGGGGCGAAGATAAAGAATGAATCTCCCGCCATTTGAAAAACTCTTAGAAATCTTTGATTCCTCAAAGAGCCAAAACAAAGAAGTATCAGAACTTCAAGCCGATTTTTTGGCGCTAAAAGAGGTTTATGATTTTATTCTCCAAAAGATTAAAGATACCGATCAAACGCCGCCCGAAGGTTTTCAGGAATCTGCCGATAACTCCTCAACAATTTTGTGTGACAATGAGCGCGAAACTTGCGATCACAAGGAGTTTTAGAGGGCCACTTACGAGTCTCCGCCATATATAAGTAGGAGAATAAATAGCAGTTAGAATTAGCAATATATTTGTCTAAATTGACAAAACCGAGCCATTTTGCTTTTATTTTCTTGATGGTGAACTGTTCACACTCTTTTTCGATAGAAATGGCCGCTTGGACTGCTTCTTTTTTCTTGTAAATTCGCCCGCCGTTGATGTGGTGGAAGAATCTGTTGTAGCCATTATAGGTTTTATAATCGTGCCAGATTGAGCGCGGGTTTTTCCACTGGTCAAGGTGCGACTCCTCATGGAGTGCGACACTTAAAATACTCTCTTCGTTTCCGCCGATTGCCACTTTGAGAATTTTACTTGCGTCGTCAAAATATCCGCCACATCTTCCGCTGCCAAAATTAACTGACTTTCCGCCGCTTAGGATTAATTTTACGCCATATTTTTGGCATTTTTGGTCTAGTTCTCGCAAATAGTTTTTTATTTCTCTTGGCAGCTTTTTGAATCGGCGGAGAGCTTGGGAAACGAGAACCATGCCCTATATTACAGCTCAAACAGTTAAACCTTGCCGCCAAAAAAGAAAAAAAAGTTTGTTGACAAAGCGGCCCAAAATGTGTATCATGTTGGACTATGACAAATAAAGGAAAATATCCGAATGCCTGCATTAAAGAAAATCCACACGCCAGAAATGTCGGAGGGACTTATTACATCCACTTGGAGAAAGATGTTTATCTAAATAAAGATGGAAGCGTTGGCGTTTACTCTTACAATAACGCATCAAACACATACTACCCCTCAAAAGAAGCCGCCCAACTCGCCCTCGACAACTTTATGAACGAAAAGAAGCCAATCACCCTTGATGAGATTAAATCTCAATTAATTGAGGCAAAAAAACTGATTGGTAAGAATTTTTATAATTATCACGATAAGAAAACCTATATCTGTAAAGATGTTTTTCTTGCACTTGAAGTTAGCGGAAAAACTAGCCCCATGATGGATTGCGAAATCTCAAATAATGGATATTGTATTGGAGTGAGGTCTGTTAACGGTTGTCTATACCCATTTTCCATATGTAAACCAGTTTCAGTCGTAGAAACAACCAACCATCGCGGCGAAAAATACACCGCCCAAGACAACGGCCAAACGTGGAAATTTGGATGCGCCGAAATTTCCAAGTCTCTAGTTAAGGAGCTTTACGAAACCATGAGCGAAAATCACATTGGCAACCGCCAAGCCTCAAAAGTAACAATCGGCGCGGCTGATTTTGATTTTGACACGTTGAAAGCTTCGGTGGAACTTGAGGAAGAGAATAATAGAAATAGTCCTCTTTAATTATGACTTTTAATCTCCCCATCGACGCCCGAGACAATCCCAATCTCGTAGGTGAACATTTGCGCCACCTATTTTTCGACCAAAATCGAATTGGCCCAAACTATTCTCTCGGCTGTTATTCAACTTTTAATTTGCGCGAAAATGTTGTAGAATTGCCCAAACAACCTGTTCCAGAGTGGGGTCATAGTGATGACCCAGACAAGTTAGTTCCTTTCGCGGATGAAACTTGCGAATTTCATTTTACTTGTGCCGAACTAGAAACACTCGGGGGAAAAGTTAAAATGCTTTATTACTGGTTTGGAGACGGTTTCCTATCTTTCATCCTTCCAGACGGCTCATACCTCTACAACAGCGATTGCAAGAAAGATTATTGTTGGAAATTGGTTGACAGCTTTGAAGAATACTGGCATACTACACTATCGCTATGAAAGACTACCCCGAACACGACAAACTTTCCGCCGTAAAAGACAAATCCCAAGCAATTGGCGAATTCTTGGAATGGCTTGACTACGAGAAAAACTATCGCATTTGTTCTTTGTGCGAAAATGATGATCCGTGGCGAAGCGAAGAATACGTTCCTATTTTTACCACAAATGAGAAACTTCTTGCTGAATTTTTCTGCATTGACCTCAACAAGCTCGAACAAGAAAAAAGAAAAATGCTTGACGAACTCCGCGCTCAAAACTATGATTCGTAAACTACACCTTCGATTCCTCTACTACCTCGGCAAAATCTGCAAATTCTGCGGTTTTTGCCGAAAATGTGGAACAACTCTAAATTTCACCCGTCACAGCCAAGGCGTTTGCCCGAACGTTGATTGCCGCGCCCGATACTAATATGTTCACCCTAAAAGACATCCAAAACGCCCTCTGGCCCCTCATTAACAAAGACGCTAACACGGGAGACGAGAAGCGTTTCAATGATTTTTTGCTCGATGTCATCAACGAAGCTCAAAAACTAATCGCCGAACGTGAAAAAACTCGCTAAAATCTTTGGCTGGATCATTTTCGGCCCAATTGTTTGGCTAATTTTTAGCATTTTGGCCGCCATTATAATTGCCATAGCTCTATTTCAAATGGCAACTAACAAATTGCCGACAAAAGACAAAAACTATGGCTTGACACCTCCCGACAAAGCGGTTATTGATCTTAACTAACATGCAAACAACCTACAAAATCCTAACCTGGCTCGCGTTTCTTTGTTTCCTCTCGTTGCCAGTTCTTTTCTTGATTAAAAAATAAACACATGATTAGCCTCTTACACGATTGCGAACTATACGTTGACAACGGCGACTATTGCGGCGACGGTTGTTGCTGGAATCCTTATTGGGAAACCGAAAGTTTCATCGCTGGCGAAGAAATCGACGAAACCGACCCAAAAATTGACACTTCCAGCTTGACAGAAGGAGAAGATTTTGTTAGAATTGATTAACATGAAACTAAAAATCCACAACCGAATCTACAATTGGACCAACATTCGGGAAATTTATCCGAGCACAAAATGGGACGAAGGCTCTTACTATCCTCAAATCGTCATTGTTTATTCTAATGGCGAACACAGAAGCGTTACGTTCAACATGGAAGAGTATAAGAAAACCGAAAATAAAAACGCCCTACAAACGGCCCAAGACCTTCTCGACAAAGCAATCACCGAAATGGCTTAACCTTACAAAAACATGAAACTCATCGACCGAATCTCACCCTGCCTCACAAACAATCCCCGCCAACAGCTAATCGACTGCTCGACAGATGCCGTTGACTGGCAGGAGAACTTTTATTATCTCATCGGCGGACTAATCGCCAAATACGAAAAAGAACCAAACGCCGCAAAACTTGTCAAAAAAGACTTGCAAAGCGCAATCTTTGAGCTACAGTCAGTCGTCAATGGAATCCATTAGTTTGCTCCGCATAAAATTTAACAACAAAACAAAAAAACATGGACAAAACCACAATCAACACACTAATCGCTCGCGCCCGAATTCTCTCGAAGGGCAGGGGGTCTAACAAAGGACGCCCACGCGAAATCATGGCTGAATCTGAGGCCGAAACAGTCTCAACAATGCGCCGCCAAAAGGTTTCCATTAACGCCATTTTCCGTGTAATGAGCGAAAAAGGCTTGACAGGATATAAGAACTATCGTAAGTTTAAGGCGGCATATACGAATCACAAGTTGTATGCTTGAGTAAATTGCCAGACCTAAAATCTGGCCCGAGAACGAATCCGAAAGGAGAGGGCAAGTCGAACCCAAAATCTAACTTGACACGTTATGCAGGTGGAAACCCTGCCGTTCTTAAGCTCCCAACCCAAGAAATCGTATCTGTTCAAGTATTGGTGTTGTTTTTATAACAGATGTAGGCTTATTGAGAGTTACGCCTTGAAAATGCCGAAAGTATAAAAACTAGCAATAGTCATCCAAGTCTTTTTGAGACTGGTTAGTAATAGTTTGTGAGTTACCTAATCCGTGGAAAGATTCGATGGCAGGCTTAACGCCACCAAAAAAATTCACACTAATTTTCTGAAACCAGAATCCAGCGGTGATACAGTGGTTCACTTGGGTCGTGAGCAACCATTTTGAGTTGCGAGGCGTCCATTTAGCCAGCCAAAGCTGCGCGTAGCAAGTAGCTGGTAAATAGCTCAAGGCAGGAAGTAATGGGCCTGCCCGCTGGATTCTGGTTTCTACAATTTTGCCTTGCGTGTATGAGGCCATTCCTAAACACGAAAGCTGATGAGGAACGCTTTAGTAATGCGTCAGCCTCAGTCTAGCCAAGGCAATTTTTTTTCTTGACTTTTCTTCTTTTTCGGCCAAAGTTGTCTTATGATTTCAGACGAGACGCCCATTGTTCCTTGTATTGTTGCCGACATTGTTATTAGTGAAGCGCGAACTTTCGCCACTTTCGATAATGATTCGGCGGAAAGTTATATTCTCACTCGCGCTGAAAATTGTTTCGAGAAAAACAAAAGCTTTCGCCGCAAAATTCTTGGAAACAAAGGTCGAGAATATCTTTATGCATTTATGCGTCATTGGTTAGCGGCGCATTTACTCGACAACGGAATTCCCCGAGAAGATATTCCCGCTTCATGGGCGAACGGCCAAGGTCTATGAAACTTAAAACCTTTAATCGCGCCGACTATCCCGAGTGCGACATTTCTTGCGGAACAGTGGCGGTTTCCCTTATCACGGGCGAGCCAGTTTATACGGTTCAGCGCCGACTCAAAAAATTGCGCGAGAAAAAGGGCTGGCCCGCTCGTAAAATCTATTATTGGCGTAAGTATATGACATGGGATGAAGCTCTCGCCTTGACAAAAGGTTTTGGTAAGAAGAGAAAAACCGTTTGGCCCAAAAAGCGGCCTGTTCTCAAGAATTTCCAGAAGTTCAAACGCGGAACTTACCTCGTTTTCACAACAGAACACTTGCAAGTAATCAAAAACGGCCAAATCTTCGACGCATTTTACAACAATAGCTTGACTGGCGAACCCGTTGAATGGCACGATGCAAATCGCCGCAAAATATTGGCGTATAAACGACTGGACAAGGGCAAGTGAGTGGTTATATTACAGCATGAAAGAAAAACACGATCTTGTCGCCGAAACAACCGCGTCTATTGCCTTGATGAATATCCTTTGCCAAAAGGGTCATAAGGAAATTGATTATTATGTTGGCAATCTCCCGAATGGAGCGCTTAACAGGCATGTTGAAGTTGAGCTTCTTGTAAACGGCAAATCTGTTTCTTGGGAAAAGGCAATGGCCGACATGATGAAAATCCGCAAAGAAGAAGTTGACAGGCTTGTTGGAAATAGGCTTGCAAACATTCTTTCTGGCGAGGGAATCAAACAAGTTGTTGATGTGCTTGACAGCATGAAGTGGACTTTGCGCCAAAAAGTTGAGGAAATCATTGGTGAAAATATTGAATGGCCCGAAGATTATTGATTGACAATCGGCCAATTTAACCTAATATAACAAAAATATGAGAACACACGGCTCCACATCCTTTGTCACTATGACAATCAATCAACTCCGCGCACTCGGATTTTCCGACGACGAGCCATTTTTGGCATCGCGAGTTGAACTTCAAAAACGTGCGGCAAAGAATTTCGCCCAAACGTTTCAAATAATTACGCCGAAAGTTGAAAAAGAACCAGAAACGCCAGTTGAAGTTTTCAAATTTGATTAATATGAAGGAACCTCACCCGTCCCATAAAATGCTTGAATGGGAGCACACGATTATATGTATTTCTAGCACTCCTCGCTTCGGTAAAATTCGCAAATGCGAATACTGCGAACATGAGCAGGCCGAAACCGTTGCTGGAAAAGCAATTCACGATGAACTTTTAACAGAATGCTCTTGCCAACCAGAATAATCACCGTATAATAATCACATGACTAAGACACCATTCGCTAATCTAATCGGCCAATCAGCCGTGAAATCGCTTCTTCAATTTCATCTTGAAACAAGAGAGGCTGGAAAGCCGTTGCCACATATTCTGTTTACCGCTGCGTTCGGTAACGGCAAAACTGCATTTATCCGCTCCTTTGCAAAAGAAATTACTCAATCAGGTACAAAGGGCAAATACATTGAAATTAACTCTGCGAACGTTAAAAGCGTTCAGTGGTTTATTGATAATGTTTACATGCCGCATATCCTTGATAGGGAAAATGTTTGCATTCTTTTTGATGAGGCGCACGAACTTCCCCGCAGCGTTCAAACGTGGTTTTTGACCTTGCTTAATACAGAAAAGTCTCACGTTCGCCGCGTTAATCACGACGGCACAGACTATGAGTTTGACTTTTGCAAGTTGTCAATGAACTTTGCGACCACTGATCCTAACAAGTTGGGCAAACCATTGAAGAGTCGTATGGAAATCATTGCTCTTGCGCCCTATTCAACAACAGAACTCATGGAAATTGTTCGCTTAAACGTGCCCGATATTGAATTCGAGGATAACGTCTTGGAAGAACTGGTTGGTAGTATCAAGCCAAATCCTCGCGCCGCTGAACAAATTGCCCGCAAGGTTGAAAACTTTTGCGCCATTAAAAAGCGAAAATCCTTTGATTCGGCGGATTTCGTTAACTTGAGCGGCCTTGTCGATATTAAGGTTCACGGGTTGGACAATACCGAGATTAGCGTTCTTAAATTGCTTGACGAACGCGGGCCAATGACTTTGACAGAAATCTCTGCTTGCTTGAGCATTCCAGCAACAGCTTTGCGCCAAGATCATGAACATCATTTGTTGAAGAAGGGGTTTCTCCGCCTTAATGGAAAGCGCGAGCTAACCACAAAAGGCAAAGAAGTAATCAAGATGATCGGCAAATGAAAACATTGATTAATATTTATGTCGGTGTTTTAATTGGCGTTATTTTATATGAGCAGTTTTTAATGCCAATTACCCTTGACAGAAGAGCAGAAGAATTAAACTGGCTCCAATATTCATCAACCGAAAACAAGATGATCGCCAAGCCCGATAAAAAATGGGACTTGCATTACCTTAAATATGGGACTATGAAGTAATATGAACCTACTAGACGCTCACAAGTTAGCCCTCAATCTCATGCGTGAACATGGGTTGAATGATTGGAAGTTTGCCTTTGATAAATCGGTTAGGCGTTTCGGCCTTTGTCACTACAGAAAGAAGATGATTTTTCTTTCGCGGAGGCTAACGCTTGACAATCCAGTTGAGGAAGTCGAAAGTACGATAAAGCACGAACTCGCCCACGCTTTGGCGGTAAAAAAATATGGCCGAAAGGGCCACGGACATGGGGCGCTATGGAAATCCGTATGCGTGGAAATTGGAGCAAGTACAGAGCGTTGTTATGACTCATCCAAGGTTAACAATACCGCCAAACACAAGTACTTCTTGCGCCACAAAGAAACGGGCGAAATTCAAGGCAAATACTTTCGCCGCCCAAAATGGGCAAACCGCGTTCACGAAATCTGGCTCAAAAAAGACAAATCGGCCAAAGGTAAGTTGGAATTGGTTACAAGTGCCGAAGCTCCAGTTAATAAACCTGTTTCAGTCGAGAAAAAATCTGGCGTTGGGGAGTTTGTTTGGAGTTGACAGGTCAAAATAATAGCCTATAATATAGCCATGTCTGGAATCAAAACCCTCCTATCCTGCATCCGCCATCTTGGCCTAATCAACGGCTGGCGCTATTACAAAATCAACCTCTATTTCCAAAACCGTCCAAAACAATACGCCGAATTTCTCTTTGAAGCAAAGAAACGGGCCATTCTTATGAGAGACTACGCGATGATTGACTGGATTGAACTTTGCGAAAAGAATCTTGACGAGTGGAATAAAGCGCGCAAACTAAACCCATGAACCGACAGCTTTCCATTTCCGACAATGATATTTGCTCTGATTGTAAGCATTGCGTTTACAATCCTGGCGAAATGAGTTTTTGCCGCAAGAATTGGCCGTTCGCCGAAACTTTCGGCGATGACATTAGAAAGTGCTTGAGCTTTGAGATGATTGAAACAGAGTATGAAAACTGGTCGCCCGAAGCTCTTAAAGATTTGAACCCATGATTTCGCTTCTATCAGGAAACAGATTCCACTTATTCCTTCAAAAAAATTGTGCCCTTGACTTTTTGTATATCGGCGCAACAATGGATAGTCACAATGTTATTTTTACGTTTGAAATCCTTGGGCTGGGGCTTGGATTAGAATATGTTTGGAAAGACGGCAAGGACACTGAAAAGTTTTCGCGATATTTTTGTATTCCCCTTTAAACCATGACTAAACTTCTCCTCTACAAAGACAAAACCGCCCAACTTGCGGCAGAAATCTATCTCAATGATTGGCATAACAGTTTGGGCAAATACAAAGGCAAGCCGCGAAAGTATCGGAGTTTTTATTTCGGCCCGAATAATAGAGAAACCGCTCTTCTCATTAAGGCGCTAAACAGAAACCGCCGCAAAACATTTTGGCAAAAAATCATTGCCGCCGCCGAACAAGAGCGGGCGAAAGAAATGACTCCAATTCTCCTATACAAGATTGAACCGCCAAAAGACGGCGAATATATTGACAATAACCCATTGACAATGCAGGAATTTAACGCGATGCTTTAACTATGCGCGAAGTAACCTACGAATTCTGTCTAGGTGATATTTGGTCAACAACCAAAGACGCCATCGCCTTTGCCAAGAAACACGTTGCCCGCGATGGGTTGCCAGTTAAAGTGTCGTTTGTATTTAACGGCATTAGCATTTGCGCGTATTCAAGCAGCGAACCGTTAGACGTTGTGCAAAAATATTTCTTGCAAAGTAGAATTCAGAGGCTAGAGTCTGGATATGAAGATTAAACGGCCAAAACACCATCCCGAACTGCCATTGGGAACAAACCATGAACGCGGCACCCCGCAAACAATGATTTGGCACTATCTGAAACACGGAGTAGAACTACCAACGCGCCTTAAACCATGACCTTCGACCTGACAAAATTTAAAACCCAGACCGCACAACTTTCGGCCAATCTTGACGGTAAAATCGCCGATTGCAAAAAGCCAATTCTCAAGAACATTGAGGCTGAGCGATATGATCGGTTGCCATACTTTGTGAACTTGGCGGGGAAATTCCAAGCGGCCAAAAGCATTTTTGACGCTTGCCAAAACGCTCACCCAGAAATCTCCAAAGAAAGTCTAATCTTTTATTGGGCGCGACGACTTGCAAGTTATTCGCAAGACACTTATTCGGGCCGCGAAAACGATTTCCGCCGCAGTCAAATGGACGGCGAAAAAGAAGCGGTTGGCGACATTTTGAACTTACTAGAGTATGGATCGTGTGGTAGTTTGTAAGCATGAAAATTGACCAACTAACCGCCAAACTTTCCTCTCGCCCAAAAGGCAGCATTTTCTCAATTACAACGCGCCGCCCCGTTAAGCTCAAGAAAGGCTTCTCCGTTCATATTGAGAAACAGTCTCAAATTCAAGGATTGTTTGGTGTTGAGTATGCTAACACAGCTAACGTCAAAGCTGGAATTCAATCGGGCGAACGGGAATCCCCCCATCTTCCAAAAGGATTCAAGCGATGCTTTTACAAAGACGGTCTAAAGTTCTACGAAAGTTTCGGCGGAAATACCTGCTTTGGCGTAAATGTTGCAGGCAACAAGCCTAAAAGCCTATTCTTTTTGGATGGAAAACAAGTCTCCGAAGAACAGATACAAAACATGGTCTTGTCTAGTGAATTAGAGCCAAAGAAAACTCGCCCCGAACTCGCCGACAAAAACCAATCGCCGTTTGTGATGGTGAAATTGGAGAATGTGGTTGACGTTTGTTAGTTGGAGGGTTAGATTCAACCCATGAACTCACTAGACGAAATAGTTTCCGCCGTTCTCCGAGACTACGCTATCGACGGCATTGTTAAAGCTCGCGGCGAATCTTGGGCCACAATCAATGATGACCAGTTGACTTTTCGCGTTAATTTCAGCGAAAATTATTTGACTCACTGCATTAGCGTGGACAACCTCTCCGCTTTCAACAAAGAAAGTCAGTGTCCGATTCACTTCACGCTCGACCTTTCGCGCCGAAAGAAAAATAGACTTCACCAAGCCCTCTTGCTTTTGCGCACAAAAGAAGGGGCCGACAAAAGCGCGACGTTTAGTTTTGACGGGTTTGACGAATTCGGCCACCATGTAAGAGACGAATTTTACAGAAACAGTTGACTCTGCTAAATTAATGCGTTAATTTAACCCATGAACACGCAAGACGCTATCAAACATCTTAAAAGCATTGGCTGGTTTGTGGAGCCAATCTTTCCAAACCGCTACAACATTCGCAAGATCGGCCAAAGCGATTACCCTTGGGCGAGTGTCGATTATTCGGCCCGCGAACTCGTTAAATTTGCCAAGTGCCTTTCTTCCGAGAACAACCAAAATACTGCCGCGAAAAAATTGACCAAAAAATTCGACAAAAAGAAGAACCGTAGCGCCGAACGCAATCTTCTCGCGTCCAAAGACGAGGAAAAGCTTGACGAATTCGGGCCAACTGCTAAAATTAAGGAAGAAAACCCTTGGAATTGGGATTAAACATGAAACTTCTCGTTAAAAACCAAACTCTTGAAACTGACGAACCAACCATTCCGCCCAATCCTCAACCAAACAGCTTTTGGGTTGCATGGTACGAATGTCGCCCTACCGTGATTCAATTCACCCATTGCGGCGAATACTTTTATGCACTAGGCCAAGATGCGGCTTGGCACAAACAACACGCCGAATTGATCCAAGAAATTAACGTATGGGAAATTGCGGGGTTGACAAACCGATAATAATGCGATAATATAACCAATGAACTACCGCAAATACATTTACCGCCGATTGGATTATCTTGTTGACAAAGCAGTTAAAATGCTAAAAGACGGCCAAGAACTAACCACAACATTTCGCGCCGCGAAAGAAAAAAGCGACAAACTTCTTAAAAGGGTTGAAAAACTTTACGGCGATGCTCGCCGCGATAAAAAAGATGTGCCAATGAGTCCAGAATGGTGCGCAATTGTAGAAGAGGCTGAATCTCTTAGGAGAGAGTCTGAAAAACTGCTTAGGGATAGTGTTCGCCCATATCTCGGGCCGCAGTTTGTTAATGTGCACCTTTTGGTGGGATATTGTCCTCAGACGATCCCTTACTATCAGAAGATGATTAAAGAATTGCGGCGCACTTTTCCACAAGCCAAGATTAAAGATGTCGAATGTCGTCAAGTGACAAAAAGTTCCTGCGTCAAAGGTTTTACCTTGATTACGTGGAGCGGAGAGTGTTCATTCAAGGAAACAGGCGAAGAATACGGTTACGGTTACGCCTTGGATTCAAAAGACAGTAAAGACTGGTACGTTAGCGAAAACTGCGAATACTATTGGTAAAATGAAAACAACAATTCTAACCGCCCGCCCTCAGACATGGAACAACCACTATCTCAACAAAGATAGCCAAGGCGCTTTGATTTGCGAAAGTAAAAATTGGCCGAAAAATTCAGAGAAACAAACTTATAAAACAAGCTTTTATTCAAGTTACTTTAATATTTTAGGGCGCGATGAGGGAATTGGCGAACAATTCGCTTTCAGCGACAAAAGCTACGAGGCCGAAATTCCAGACAACACAAAAATCGCTTGCGCTTATTCTGACCGAATCAGCCAATGGGATTATGCCCGATACGAGGCCGCAAACAAAATAGCTGGCACTGGTTGTCAAGGATGGGCGCAGGCTTTGCCGAAACTTTCCGAAGAAGAGTTCTTGCATTTTGCGGCAGTTGCCCTTAACCTTGAGGATAAGAAAATCTTTGCCGCACGGGCGGTCCACCACTTCAATGTGAGCAATGGCTACTCTTGTCCAACAATTGAGGCAATTTATTATCCGACAAACCCATGAATCTCTACGACCTACTAGACGAAATCGAAACCCTGTCTCGTGAACAACTCATTCAAGCAAAGAACGAACTAACCGCCGACACCGACATTCCGCGCAAAGAAAAAGGCCAAATTATGGCCCAAATTGACGCCCGCCTGTCCTTTTTAAAGAAGAAAAAGGAACCAAACGGCCAAAATGGCGGCTACTTTCACTCATTCATTGGAGACGGCGAAAATCTTTCGTGTATTTCACGCTTGCCAGTAGGCCAATTCATCGTTCGCGCCGAACCAGAAGCAATGATTAGCAGTTTCCCCTTGACGGAAGAGGAATATCGGGCGATGGTGGAGAAAGATTGGCAGGAATTTGTTTGAATTTTAATTTCGCCGCAGTAACAGAATACGAACTTGGCGAATATCTTCTTCGAGGCTGGAAAGAAATCGTTTGACAAACATCCGTCAGCATATTAACCTAAAATATGCAAAAAATTCTTTACTACAAGCTTTCGCCCGAGGTTGAGAAAACTCTTGACCGTTGCTTGGTTAAATTTGACGGCGGGTTTGCTGTCAGGGTTGCGGCTCAAACTTTTCATGGAGTTGACCGCATTAAAGAGCGTAGCGTTTCAGTAAAACAGCAAAACATTCTAAAACAAATCCCCCTCCGCCGAGTCCTATTCAAGAAAGAACAGATTAGTGAAGTCCGCGTTGTCAAAGTAAATGGGGCGGAATACCCTGTTTCAGTTGTTGTGGATGATGTGGTAATGGCCGTTCACCCTAAAAACTTGCCCGAAATTGCCAGAAAAAATGGCTACGGCACAACCGAAGGCGAAAATTGGGCCGTGATTAAAACAATCTTGAGCCGCCCGAACGGAAATTCTGGCCGAAAATTTGTTGGAGAATACCAAGTTGTCTCTTGACTTTCGGCCAAAAATAACTAATAATAAAAGCATGAAAACACTCGACACCCGCGATTTGGAAGAGCGCCTTAATGAACTCCATGACGAGTTCCAAACTTGGCTCGAACAGTTGACCGACGACGAAAAGAAAGAAATCGCCGACAATTGGGAAGAACCGCTTGACCGAATGGAAGAGCATCATTTCAAAGACGAATGGATGATTGCCACTAGTGACGGCGAAGAATACAAGGGAATTCAAGACCTAAAAGACCAATTCGGGCGCGAGTGGTTTGATGGTGTAGAACTAATTCGCGAACAGGATTTTGAGGAATACGCCCAAGATTTTGCCGAAAGAATCGGCGCAATTAGTGGAGACGAGGAGTGGCCTGCTTGCTGCATTGATTGGGAAAAGGCGGCAGATATGTTGATGAGCGACTTTTCATCGGTTGACTATGACGGCGAAACGTATTATTTTAGGGGTTAAGCTCCGCTAAACCCCTAAGACCCCTTGTTAAAAATAAAAACCAAAATTGCCGAAAAGTGGTTTGACTAGTTGGTAATTGCCTGTATAATTTAACATGACAGCAAGAGAAATTAAATACATAGCCAAAGCCCTTTCCAATTTCAGGATTCAAAACGAGGGGCAATTTGGGCAATCTTCTAGTTGCCAACCAGAAGAAACCAAAGACGGCGCGGTAGCTATCAACTTCTTATTGGAAGAATGCGCCCAAAGAAGGCGAGACTATAATAATCTTTTGTATTACTTGCAAACGGCACATTTTAAAGTTCCAGAATGTTACGAACAAGACATGGTTAGAATGGAAAAATCTGAAATATAATTCAACATGACCACTAACCATCTAACCTACGACCTTTACCAATTCGACGGCCAATTTTGGCAGCGAATTTATCGCAATCTTTAGCGTTTAATATACCAATATGCAACTAATCATTCCTGTTCGCCTAGAGTTTAAATACAACCAATACCGCCACGCTGGCTGTATGAAGGATAAGTTTCGGAACAACGAAATCTCCCTAATTGGCAACGTTAAAGCTGTAATTTCCGATTCATTCGAGGACGGAATGAAGGTTTTGAAAGCTGATATTTGCAAATGCATGAATCATCTTCTTGAATACGGCGTAACGATGAAGGATTTTCAATTGGTTTATTCTAGTGATTATATTACAAATGGGCGAGTTTGGGCCAGCACATCAGTAGTTTCTTGGGAAAATTTTGATTGAGGACTTGACGCCGCTTTATTTAATTGCATAATAAACACATGAAAATCACAATCTCCACCCACAACATTTCTGCCGCAAACCGTCACATTCAAGCTTTGGGCCGCTTGTTTGGCAAAGATGTTCCTAATCCTTACGAGGTTTACGACATTTTGCGCCGCGCAGAAAAAGAGGCAAATCGCAAAGCGTGCGATTATTGCAATGGTAAATTGTCGGGAGCATCTTTTGACAAGTGGGAGGAAAAGTTTCTCGCTCGCCTGCAAAAGAAATTGGCCGTTGAAAAGATGCCAAACGGTTTCTTTGTCAACAGTGATCCTCGCGGGTATAGTTTGAAAATGCGCGAAGATTCTTTCCCCAAGGGCGACTTGTGGACAGACTTTGGCGGGTATGGGATTTTGGCCCCAGATTTCTCGTGATATGACTAAGGAAAAACTAACCGCCGAAGCGGTCGCTTTTTACTTGAGGCATCTTAGGAACAGTTTAACGCCGTTTTGCATTGGAGATAGGAAGAAATTAATCAAGGAAAAAATCAGAATCTTGGAAAATGATTAAGGCTTATATTCCTCAATCGCCATGCGGGGGATTGTATTTTTGTTTTGTCTCATGTAGCGCCGAGGCTTCTAAAGCAGAAGTTTCTAGGCATTATAGGGTTTCATGGTCAACCCTAAAAAGGAAAGGTTACAAACTTTTGCACTTGACTCCAAAAGCAAAGAGTGATATTGTAAACCATGTTCAGCAACTCAACCGCGACCAGAAAATCAAAGCAGCAAACAAACAACCAATTCAATAAACTGGCCGAGATTGCCGCAAAATTTGACGCAAAAATCAAAACCTGCGATGGCGGATGGATGTGTAAATTTGAATCATCGGCCATTTATGCTGATAATTTGTTTGATCTTGAGGCGGCGATGTGGTCTAATGGAATAAAATAACAAACTCTCCCATAACTTAATGGCTAAAGTAGCGCCCTTTTAAGGCGTTAATCTGAGTTCGAGTCTCAGTGGGAGAACTTTAGACTTGACAGTGGGCGTATTTTTGGTAAAATAAACACATGAAAACAACAGTCCGCGATTTCCATTCCATTTCTCAACTAGACGGTGGCAAGACGTATTTTGATTTGCCGATTATTTTTGAGGGAACAACCGCCGAATGTCACGCTTTCTGCCAAGCGAAAGAGGGTTATTCGTGGCGGAAAGATTCAAACGTTTTCGGCGGATATTACTCGAATGAAAGCGGCGAATGTTTGATGATTGTTTAACTTATGAAAGGCTTCTCGAAGATTATTGCCCGAATGCTGGCATCTTGCGACTTAGATATTTCAACAAAAGAAATGTCAGAAATGAGCGATGAAGATTTCCGCGCTCTTTTAATTAAAAATCTGCAAAAGCAATTCCCAGATTTGACGCCCGAAATCTATAAAGAGGTTTTAACTCATTACGGCGAAAATCCATCATCTTTAACGCTTAAAGATCATATTGGATGGTATTTTGAATCGAAGAAAATCCTTAATAATAAGGAAGAATTGGCCGATTTAATCGAAAGAATTAGGAAATTTCATGGCAAAAACACTGAATCGGCACTTTCTGTTTTGAATCGTGATTTGTGGCCGCCACATCACTTTAAAGAGTTTCCAGTTGACGCGGGCGAATAACTAATATATACTCAACCCATGACCACGAAAACCATTAACCTCTACACGTTCGACGAACTCTCTGATTCGGCCAAAGAAAAGGCCCGAGACTGGTATCGCAACGCATCATGCGGCGATTCATTTTGGAGCGAATGCGTTATTGACGAGGCAAAAGAGCAGGCATCCCTTATTGGGTTTGACGTTGACGATGTTTTGTGGAGTGGTTTTGCCGCACAGGGCGATGGCGCATGCTTTATTGGCAAATGGCACGCAAAGGATTTTGTTGGAGGCATTGCGGAAGGATGGGGCGAAAATGACGCAACAACAGAGATTAAAAAAATCGCCGATTCGTTTAAAGAATGGGCCGAAAAATACCCTAATCTTTTGGTCAAAATTACTCATAGGGATAGATACTGCCACGAAAGGTCAGTTGATTACGATTTCATTTTTAGCGATGAAAACGATTATCAGATTGACGAGCCAGAATCTTTCAAATATAAGGATTTTCAAGAAGATTGCGTTCGCTTCTTCAAATGGATTTACAAACAATTGGAAAAAGAATACGAATACCAAAACTCCGACGAAGTGATTGACGAATTACTGGAAAGCAATGGCTACACTTTCACGGTAGAAGGAAAACGCGAAGATTAGTCTTGACTCGCCCGAAAATCTAACCTACAATAACCCATGACTTACAAAAACGCCATTATTGAAAGACTCGGACATTCGGGCATGTATTCAGCCTTTATCGCAGGATTTGGATACTTGCGGGCTGATTCGCTGGAAGGGGTGAAGAAATTGGTTGATTTTGCGGCCAAAAATGGTTGATTGCTTGGAAGATTAGCCCAATATACAAAATGAACACAATCCTCTCTCTTCTCCGCGAAATTGACGACAAAAATCAAGTCTGCTGGGATACAGACTCCGACTTGGAAATCTTGAGCGGCTTTATTGAATCGCGCAAACTGCAAAAGGAATTCGCTGAATACGTTCAAACGATTGCGGAGTTTGATAAATCTGTTTGTGGTTAGTTTTTAAATGGCTGGCGAAACCGCCGCATCGTTCTAAGGTGCTCCTTTAAAAGCGGGATGGATAGGTTACGAGGTTCGATTCCTCCGCCAGTCTCTTATATTTCAGCAAATAACCCTTGCATAGTCAAAAACCACGGGCTAAAATACTGCATGAAAAACCTTGAACCAAAACAATTTGTCATAACAATCCTTCAAGACGAGGATTTGACCAAGATTTCAAGATTTGGAGTCATTGAGGCGTTAGAAAATTACTTGACAAGAACGACGGGCCAAAAGGCAGGGATTGATTTCTTTGTAAAAGCGGTTGAAAATCCTTGATTCGGCGGAAATATTAACCTAATATACTACATGAACACCCTACAAATTCACTCCTCACAATTTGACAACGCCGAATTGCTCAAATATGCTGGCGTCAAACGAATTCACGACGGATGGTACACCGTGCAATATCGCGGCGTAAAACTTGATAAAAGCACAATTTGCGCCGCAAAAAGAAACAAAAACGGCCAAATTAAATAACCGCCGAAAATAACTTGCGCCGAAAGGAATAACCGATTATATTCTCCTATGAACAAATACCATCTTTACTATTGGGGAGCAGGGCTTAATAAATGGATAGAGTTCTTCTCTACTGATTGCCTAGATTCTTTAATGGAGCGGTTTAAAAGAGAGAAAAAATTCAATCCACACTTGACACTAAAAACGACAGAAGAAGAAGAAATTAGGCTTGACGTGGAGTAATTTATTGGTTATATTCCAGACATGAAAATCACAATGACTGTCCATCACGGCCAAATCTTCAAAGAAGAATCGTTTGGATCAACGTTTGAAGATTGTCTTGACAAATTGGAGAAAACGCGGTTATATATTGGCTACGGCCCAAAACTCCGAGATTCAATGCTTGAATTGCAACACAGAAAGTTTCTGGAAAGTGGATGGGCCGATTTCACTTTTGAAGAATAAAAGAAACAAATTGGTTGACCGAAAAGATTAACAGGTTCATAATTTAACATGGGCAAATCCAAAACCATCCCCCTAATCGTTGAAGAAAAAGTTGGCTACGGCTGGCATTGTTTCGGAGAATGGCGAAAAGAATATGGCAAACCGTCAAAAGACAATCTCCTTGTTTACCGCCAAAAGTTCATGGAATCATGCCGCAAAGGCGGGTGCAATGAGCACTTGGGGCCGCGAAACACTGGAAACTTGCGAATTCGCCGCCAAAAAGATTCGGCAATTTTGGCCGAATTTGTTGCGTCGTTGTTTGAATTTGTGCAAGTTTAAGGGGAGAATTAACTTGCATTTACTCAAAATGCGGAATATAATTCAGTATGGAAAAGCTTCTCCGTGCCATTAAAAAATGCAAACAGGTTCATCGTGACGTATGGGCTGGATGGTTGACACCATCAGAAATAATTCTGTTGTGCGAAAACGGCGCTAAGCCAAACGACGATTATTACCTGTCAAGAGCAAAAGAAAAACAGAAATCGGGCGACTGTTCAACAAATTGGTTTTACTTTACGCTTGGAAAACAGATAAAAAGTAAATTCCCAGCGATAAAAAAGAATCAGCACGGCCAAAAATAGCTTGCGCCCGCTTAAATAAAGGGATATAATCAGAGTATGAACAAACTAACCGATCAATTTAATCTTGAAGGCTGTCTTTTTGTTGGAATGGATGGCAACAAGGTTTTTCTAACCGATCAAATCCATCGCCACAAGCAGGCAATTTCTGAAAACGGCGCAGGATTTCAAGCAATGGGAGATTGCGTAGATGCGACAATCGCCGCAGCAATGAGTCGTGCCGAAATGTCTGGCGATTATAGCGGCGAAAGCGTGCTTTCAGAACTCGAATATGCCCATCAGCAGCTTGGAATTTTTATCCAAAATTTGCGCGGGATAAATCAAAAGTCTTGACTCGCCACATTTAACCGCTAATATATTAGCCATGAACTACCAACAACAAGCCTCCGACTTTCTCGCCAAGCATGGAATTTCTTTTTCCTTTAAATTGGCGAATACCAAACGCCCATCTTGGGACAATGGGCGTCAATGCAATCATTTTATTGTCACATTCCGAAAAGGTACTCGGCGAGTTTCTTTTGACTTTTTTGATTCTACAAGAAATTTTGAAAAGGGAATAAAAGAACTTGACGCTTATTCGGTTCTGGCTTGTTGTTCAAGTGAACTCTATTGTCCCGACACTTTTGAGGAATTTTGTAATGAATTTGGGTACGATAACGACTCCCGCCAAGCGGAAAAGACGTTTAAAGCTCTTTCAAAGTTTTCGGCCAAACTGCAAAAATTCTTTTTCACCAAACAAATGCGTGAAGATTTGAGCGAAATTTGCTAATAAACCTTGACTCGCTGATAAATTAACGCTATACTCTAAGCATGAAAGAACAACCCGAACCTCGCTCCCCTAAAGGCATCGCATCTAGCATCTGGGCCGCGCCCCGAATCAAGCCCAAGAAAAACAACTGGCATTTCCAGCCGCGCAAAGCTCGCGGGGGAATCGCCGAACTTTCGCCGAAAATCAAGCGGCTCGGCTTCAAGTCGGACAAGTATAAAATGAACCAATACATCGGCACGCTGGAAGAACTGAAAGATTTTGCCGCGTTTAAAGGGCTGGAGTTTCTCCAATTTGGGGCTGTCAAATACAAAACGCGGGAGGTGAAATGCTAGTAATTTTAGGCTTGGCCGTTCTCATGTATATGGGATGGCGGAGTAGGTAGTCGGCAAATCTTTGATTTGCTAGCTTGACAATCGGCCAATTTAACCGATAATAAAAGCATGAAGCACGATTATAAGATTGTAGAAAAGAAAAACCCCTTGGCGGTTCATGGACTGTTTCTGTCTCGCCAATCAGCAGAAAAGTTTTTGAAAGAAACTATCCCCGAATACTGCCGAAAAGGCTATTTCATAGATAAAACCCTAAAGCCAGAAGACTTTGAGGTTCAAAATCCGTGAATTACACTTGACAAGCCGCAATAAATAACCCATATTAATCTATGAAAACAAAATACCTCGTTTGTGAAATCTGCGACAATAAAATGCTTGGCGGTTCATCTTACGAAACGCTAGAAGATGCGGTTGAGGCATTTTGCGCCGTGGTTTTTGACTATGGCGTAGAGGCCAGCGAAGAAATTATTGAGGCGAAAATCTATGATTACGGTGGTTGCATAGTTCAAATCGTGGAAATATTGGATAAATAACTTGCGCCGCTAATAGTTCTGCACTATAATTAGGTATGGTTGATCTAATCAAAAAACTCAAAAGAATTAGCTCCGATTTAGCCTCACTCGAAGAGGAAATTGAAATAGACGGCCATAAAATAAAAACACAATTTGTTGCCAATTTTGGCAGAATGAATTCTTGTGCCCGTCACAAAGTTTACGTTGACGGAAAAGCCGTTGGATGGTATGAAGAGGGGCCGTCAAAATCGTTTTTAAAAAGCAATTGGACGCTTTGGATTTTGGATTCAATTTATTTTTCATCCGCGTTTTCCGATAAGACTGGCAAAAATCACGAATTCAAGGTTTGCGAAATGCCGTATTCATCGCCGTCTCTTTATTGTCCTATTTTCGACAATCCAGAAGAGTTTTTGAAATGGGCGATTCATTTTAAATTGGTAAATAAGAAGAAAAAAACCTTGCGCGGGAAGTGATTAACTAGTATATTCACCCTATGAAAGCAAGTCTGCCCGCCCTAAAGCGCCGATTGAAAGCTCTCCGCGCCTATTGGTGCGAGAATGATGAGCCTATCATTGCCACGTTGAAAAATGACGTTTTGCTTGATTATGGCGTGAAATGCGGGATTCTCAAAATTGAGAAAGGCGGGGAAATGGGCGAAAATCGCTTTCATTACTATTTTTCCGCCGAAAAAGGAATTCAATTAAGAAATAAAATGAGAGAAACGACTTGCGCTTTCTCTGGAAAGCATGTATCATAAAGTTATGGAAGCTATTCTTCGCGCTTACAACATGAAAACTGGCGGTTTTGAAGATAAAATCGTTGAAATTAGCGATAACCACGATTTCTCGGAAGGGCCATACGTTGACACGGTACCCTTTGTTGTTGGAAGTAATCAAACAATCATTCCCTTGGATTTTTAGCTTGCACGGGCAATGGTAGAGTGATATATTCGTTTATGAAAGCCAAACAAGCCACCGCCTCTATTTTCAACCAGATCGAAGAAAATCGCCAGTTTTCAGGCTACTACAAAAACCTCAAAATACCTGCCACGCCAGCAGGAAAAGAAAAACAAATTTTTCAAATTGGCGCAAAAGTTAAACCATCTCCATATTCTAGATTCAGCCAATCTATCGGAATTGGTGAGGTTTATGGTTTTTATATGGAAAATGGCTTTGGCCGCTATGAGGTAAAATGGCCAGATGGTAGAGTTTGCGTTGAACGCGAAAAAGATTTGACGGCGGTTTAATTCTTGAATATAATCTACCTATGACAATCTCACAAATTCTCTCTTTTTATTCGGCGGAAAATCTTCGCGAACTCGCAAAAGAAATTTACGATTTGACCTCTTGCGGTGCATGGATTACTTTTATCACTCCCAAGGGAGAAATTCCATCTTCCGACTTGACGGATTATCAAAACAAAAAACCTTGGGCCGCTAATAATGTAATTGGAATTCGTTTAGGCTCAATTGTAGAGGGTTCTGATGCTGAAATTGCTGGCGAAACCCTTTATTGCAGCACCTTTGACGAAAATGATTTGCAAGAGGAAATAAATCGAATTGAAAAATTGGCCGATGAAATTTGGTGGGAAAACGATTTGACAAAAGAAGCTTGTGATTTTTACTCAAATTCAGAATTTGCCCAAAGTGAGGTTGACAATGGTTGATTTTAGCGTTACAATCTACCCATGAAAAGAAAAACCGCTCGCCTTCGCTGGGGAAAACCATTTTGGCCCGATTGGAAAACTGGTTTTGGAAAGGGAAATCCCGCTTGTATTATGGGCGGGGCAGAGTTAGAATTGACTGAAAAGGGCAAAAACAACCGCCATCGCTGGCGAGTAATTGGCACAAATTTTCAGTCATTTTTGGATGAAATTGATTTGGAGCCTTGACAGTGACTAATTTTAGCGTTATGATCTACCTATGAAGCTCTCCAAAACCTGCCCGAAATACATTCTCCGTGATTATCCATCTTCCGCCGAAAACTGGAATGAATTTTTGCGCGAGGTTGAGGGGTTTGAGAATTTGGTAAATTCTGATTTGACAACACAAGAAAAATGGGTAGCCTGCTCTAATTGGTGGCGGGATTTCCCAAACGGGGGCCGCGTGAATGAGAGTCACGGGCGCGGAGTCTCGACGTATTACTATGCGCCTAAGCGTTTTCCTTGGGCGATTTTTGGCCGCTCATCTTCCGCACTTCAAAGAAGCGTTTATATTTCAATTGAAACGAGCGATTGCGACGTGAAAACGTTGGTGGAATTTGTTCAAGATTGAGGTTGACGCTGGATAAATTAAGAATTATATTCTACCCATGAAAAAGAAAACCCTCCCCATTGGCGCAATTCTCGAAAAGGCAAATCATACTCTCGCCAATTCGATTGACGAATTGAGCGCGGAACGCAAGGCGATTGCCAGTTTTGTTTCTAATTTGCTTCATGATTCGGGCAATTACAGGGGCTTTGGTTTCTTGACTACAGAAAAGAACTCGCATAGTGAATGGTGGGGCGAAAGCGGGCGGGTTTTCTTTTACATCGCCGACCATTTAAAAGAAGATTATCAAGCGGCGCAAATTAAGCGAGAAAAGATTTGACTTTAATTTGGTTTAATGGCAAATTCACTCATGAAAACACTAGAATCCATTGCAGAACAATACGGCGACCAAAATTTGGTTAACTTCATTTATAATCGCCATTGTTCAAGGTTTGATCCTGATATTACAGAATGGAGCGAAGCGGCTGAAATTGCTTGGCAATATCACGTTCAAGAGAGTGAAATCATTGAAGATTTCGAGCGTGTCGAAAGTTACGGCGACTTGGAACAATATTTTCGCCGTTGACAGGTTGATTTTAACTGCTAAGGTATAGCCATGAAAACCTTCAAAGTTAAGTACACAATTTTCGGTAAAGAACATTCTGGAATTTTTCACGCTTCAAGTGAAGATGAGCTAGAAAACCGCCTTTCTAGGGAGTACAGTTTGTGGACTGTTTTGGAAATTAAAGAAATCGGCGGAAAACATCTTGACGCCGCAAAATAATTGGAATATAATCCTTTATGACCAAAGAAGAAAAACAAACCCTAAGACATTGCCAAATCCAAGCTCGCACTGCATGGAAGCTGGTTGATGCGATTTGCGCCGTTTATGGAATTCATAATGATTATAGGGATGAGGATTCGTTTTATTCAATCCTCTATAAGAAATGTGGAGAAGAGGCTAAAAAAGAGGTTGACGCGGAAGGGTAATTGAGGTATAATTTAATATGAAAACTCAAACTCAGCATTTCCGCTCTTCTCACAATGTTTTGGCCGATAGAATGAGTTTTTTCGATTGGCTTGGAAAGCAGGAAAACGGCCCATCTAGCGAAGAACTCCAAAAATTGCGGGCGAAAAACCCTAATTGGAAAGCTTTTCCTGAAAAATTAGCTCGATAAACTAAACTCGCACAATAAACTTGACAAGTGTATCGTGCAATAATATACTAAACCATGCTCACAAACCAAAAACAAATTAGAAAATCATTTTGGGCCGCCTATCCCGAACTAGAAGAAACTGCCCGCAAGCGCGGCACGCTTTCTAAAGGCCAAAATTCTCAAAATTGCGACACGCGCTGCGCGTTTGTGGATTTTGTGGATAGCTTGGCAAAATCGGGAGAAATTAGCGAAAAACTGGCAAACAGGGTGACGCTTTGATTGTGAAAGTGAAAACAAGAGCTTGCCGCGCATTTCTTAAAGCAAGAGAAAATTGCGCTCTTAGCGAGGCTCTACTAAGTGCAAAAAGCAATCCTGAATTCAAACACCGTTTAAAATGGCTAAAAGAAGGCTCCTTAATGTATCACTTGTCTCATTTTAAGGGGAGCACTTGCTGCGAAAAAGAAAAAGCTCTTTTTGATGAATTAATGAAAACTAAAACTTGCATCATTCTTTAGATGCGGTATCATACTTTATGATTCATCACACTAAAAAAGGACTCCCGCCCATCTCAGACAGAACAACAAAAGCAAAACGCGGCTATTGGTTGAGAAATCCAAAACAGGGAAAAGAAATTTTCCTAGCGAAAAACAGGGAATCCGCGATAAATGCTTTTGATCGTAAGGCTCCCGATGACTGGCACCTTACTGGATGGCATGTGGAATATTCTTTCGGAGAAGAGGTCGGAGGCGGGAATTCATGGGAAAATCTCGCGCTTGATCCTGCTACCATGACAGAATAAAGGATTTTGACTTGACAATGGGCCGCTTTTCTGTATCTTTTATCCATGAACAAAGCAGAATTTATTCACCACGGCGAAAAATACATTGCCTTTGCCAAAAAGGGGTGCGATTATCTCCATAGTATCTTAACAAGCGAGGGCGAGAATATTTCCTTTCTCGATTGCTCAATTGAACTGATTGAAAAGGCCAAAAAAGCAGTTTGCATGATTTGAACGGCCCATTCTCAAAAATGAGAAAAAACAATTGGCCGCTTGACAGATAACAAATATTGAGGTAATATTTTGCCATGAACAAAGAAGAAATCATTCAATTCGCCCTCACTAACGGAATCGTCGTGAAGGAAACTACCTATGGTATTTGGAATCCAGAAGAGGTTTACAGTTTTGAACCTAAACGCGAGCAATATCAGGTTGGAATGTATCACGTTTCTCTTGACAGAAGCCGTTCTGAATTGCTTTTTGGCGTGCGACTAATGGCCGAAAGAATGAAAATCGAATTAAAGGGATTGCCAAGCAAGTGATTTGGCCGCCCTTTATGTCAAATCCTTTGTTTGGATATTTTTGGCCGTTTCTTTTTGGGGTTTTTCTTTTTTAAGGCTTGACGACTGGGAAATCTTAGATTAGCTTGCCGTATGAACAAACGAACTTTTGTTGTTGAACTCTCTAGCGAAAATGACTCGTTAAACGCCTTGACAAAAGAGGATTTTGACTATATAGTGAGGCGAGGGCTTTACGAATATATGGGCAATTTCTTCGCGCAAAACGTGCAAGTTAAAAATGTGGAACAAAACGTGGAACGCCCTATTTCAGAAGAAAGCGGCGAGAAACCTCTCGCCCTTTCTGGAAACCTCGCATGGGAAAATAGAAACGAATTCAAAGAGGGGGAATAAAAACCTCTTGACGGGTAAACTATAGAGAATAGAGAGTAGGAATAATACTAAGGATAACAGAACAAAGCAAATTTTAAGGGTTGACAAATAGTTGACTGGTTGGTAAAGTATTATCCTTGACTTTTCTTTCTCCTAAATAACAATCTTAGCCTAGACTAACTTTCTTTTCTTGTCCTAATCTGTAAATAATCCTTGACTCTCTCTATTAATCCCGTATAATATACACCATGAACGCTTACCCTAAATACAAAACTTTCCTCCGCTCTTGTACCTCTTGGGAAACTTTCGCCAAGGCGCGGAAAACTACTGTTTTCACTGGCCTTTCTTATAGCGAGGCA